TTTTGCATATCAATTAGAAAAAATATTTTTATTTAAAAGTAAAAGTGCTCGTGGTAGTACAATTAAAACAATTACTAAGGAAGAATTTGCAGATTTTATTCTCCCAATCCCACCACTTCCAATCCAACAAAAAATCGTTGACATACTCGATAAGTTTACCGAGCTTACAGCGGAGCTTACAGCGGAGCTTACAGCGGAGCTTACAGCAAGAAAGCAACAATATGAATATTATCGTGATGAATTGTTGACGTTTGACGAAAATAGATTTGATTGGAAAGACTTAGGTAGTCTTGCAGAGAATCTTGATTTTATGCGAAAGCCTATTACTAGTGGCTTAAGAGATAAGGGAAATATTCCTTATTATGGCGCTTCAGGAATAGTGGATTATGTAAAAGATTACATTTTTGATGGTGATTTTTTATTAGTGTCAGAAGATGGGGCAAATTTGTTGGCTCGCAATACACCAATAGCATTTAGTATTAGTGGCAAAACATGGGTAAATAATCATGCACATATTTTAAAATTTAATACATATACAGAACGTCGATATGTTGAATATTTCTTAAATAGCATAGATTTAACTCCGTATATATCTGGTGCGGCTCAACCTAAATTAAATCAGAAAAATCTAAATAGTATAAAAATTCCTATTCCAAAACAGCAAAACCATCAGCAACAGATTGTTGAAATTTTAGATAAATTTGATGCTTTGACGAATTCAATTACCGAAGGTTTGCCAAGAGAAATTGAGTTAAGACAACAGCAATATGAATATTATCGTGATTTATTGTTGAGTTTTCCAAAGCCTGATGGGGTGAAATGATGGCAAAAGATTTAACAACCTCTAATGTCAGTCGACAAAATATTCTGAATAATCATGTGGCACTTGAACAAGTGGAAACACATTTAGATTTAGGTGGGGTTTATTGGCAGAATGAAGCGATCTTTACTAAGGCACAAGTTGCAGAAATTTTAGAGGTTGATGAACGAACCATTGACCGATATATAGAGAATCATAAAGATGAGCTGGTTGAGAATGGCTATAAAATTTTAAAAGGTAAAAGTCTTAAAGAATTTAAAATTTATGTCGACGACATTTATGTCGTCGACATATCCAAAGCCCCGTCATTAGGTGTGTTTTCCTTTAAAACTGTTTTGAATCTTGCCATGCTTGTGACAGAAAGCGATAAAGCAAAACAGATCAGAAGCAAGATATTGGATATTGTTTTAGATGTCATTGCTCAAAAGTCAGGTGGGCATACTAAATATATCAACCAAAGAGATGACACATACTTACCTGCGGCTTATAAAGAGTATAACTACCGCAAGGAATTTACAGATGCGCTGAATCATTATTTGGATTCTAATCAGTGGAAATATAGCCTATATACCAATAAGATTTATGAGGTCGTTTTTTTAGAAAAGGCGGCAGAATACAAGAGGATTTTAGAGCTCAAAGAGAATGATAAAGTCAGAGAGACGATGTATGCCGAAGTGCTCAATGCAATTGCAAGCTTTGAACATGGTTTAGCGGTTGAAATGAAAGAAACCTCCCAAGCACTTGGGCGGAAATTAACAACAGCTGAACTTGATCTAATGATCGACAAAGCCTCAAAGAGTCCATATTTACTACCGCATATTCATGATGCCAGAGTCAAAATGGCCAGCCGTGATTTATGTTTTAGGGATGCCCTACACCAGAAGCTAGAAAGCTATATTCAATCTGTACCACAAGGTGATTTTGATAAATTTTTAGGGGAAACGAGCAAATCCCTTGAAGATCGGCTGTCAGATCCAGAAACTTTGGCCGTTTTAAAACGCTTAAAAGATCGATAAATGGACAATTTAATCTTTTACTTCGATATAGAACATGCCATTCATGAACATGATTGGATCATTAAAGTCAGTGGTGGCATGAGCGGTTGCCGTGAGATTGGTTTATTAGAAAGTGCTTTAATGCATATTCAAAACGATCTGTACTATCCAACATTTGAAGAGAAGCTTAAACATCTCGTTTATGCAGTGAATAAATTCCATCCTTTTAATGATGGCAATAAGCGCTCTAGCCTAGTTTTAGGTGCCTATTTTTTAGAGTTAAATGGCTATGACTATTGTGTGAGCAAGTTCATCCATGAAATGGAAGAGATTGTTGTATGGCTTGCGGAAGGAAAAATCAAAGATGATTTATTGTTAGAAATCATCGAATCGATCATTTATGAAGATGAATTTAGTGAAGCATTGAAGCTCAAGATTATTGAAGCAGTATTATAAGGATAAGAAAAATGGCTGAAACGAAAACCATTGCAGAATCAAATAACTTTATTATCTTGGATAAATATACCAAGATTGATCAATCAGGTAGCAGCTATCAAACGGAAGCAGATTTAGAGCGTGAATTGATTCAGGATTTACAGAATCAAGGTTATGAATATTTATCTGATTTAACCAGCCATGATAAGTTAATGGTGAACTTGAGGAAGCAACTTCAACGCCTGAATAAAGTGGAATTTTCAGATGCTGAATGGCAACGATTTTTGGTTGAATACTTAGACAAGCCAAGTGAAAACAGCACAGATAAAGCAAGAAAAATTCATAATAATCATATTCATGATTTTGTTTTTGATGATGGCCATATTCAAAATATCTATTTACTGGATAAGAAAAATATCACACGTAATAGCGTACAAGTGATTAAGCAGTTTGAACAGAAAGGTACACATGCTAACCGTTATGATGTGACGATCTTGGTGAATGGTTTGCCTTTGGTGCAAGTGGAGTTGAAAAAGCGTGGCGTTGCCATTCGCGAAGCTTTTAACCAAGTGCATCGCTATACTAAAGAGAGCTTTAATGCTGATAATTCACTCTTTAAATATTTGCAGATTTTTGTGATCTCTAATGGTACCGATACTCGTTATTTTTCTAATACAACTAAGCGCGATAAGCACAGTTTTGATTTTACGATGAACTGGGCAAAGGCTGATAACAGTTTAATTAAAGACCTCAAGGATTTTACAGCGACATTCTTTCAATCTAAGACGTTACTTAATCTCATTATTAACTATTCTGTGTTTGATGTGAGTGATACGTTACTCATCATGCGCCCTTACCAAATTGCAGCCACAGAACGGATTTTATGGAAGATTAATGGCGCACATAATGCTAAAAACTGGAGTAAAACAGAAAGCGGTGGTTATATCTGGCATACCACAGGCTCAGGTAAAACTCTGACAAGCTTCAAAGCTGCAAGATTAGCTACAGAACTCGATTTCATTGATAAGGTGTTCTTTGTGGTGGATCGTAAAGATCTCGATTATCAAACCATGAAAGAATATCAGCGCTTTTCGCCTGATAGTGTGAATGGTTCAAACAATACCGCAGGATTAAAACGTAATATCGAAAAAGATGACAATAAAATCATTGTCACAACCATTCAAAAGCTCAATAACTTGATGAAAGGTGATGAAGAGCTGGCCATTTATGATAAGCAAGTGGTCTTCATTTTTGATGAAGCACATCGTTCTCAATTTGGTGAAGCTCAGAAAAATTTAAAGAAAAAATTCAAAAAGTATTATCAATTTGGCTTTACGGGTACACCGATCTTTCCACAAAATGCATTGGGTGCGGAAACAACGGCGAGCGTATTTGGCCGTGAGCTTCATTCTTATGTGATTACGGATGCCATTCGTGATGAAAAAGTATTGAAGTTTAAAGTGGATTATAACGATGTGCGCCCACAGTTTAAATTATTGGAACAGGAGCAAGATGAGAAGAAGCTGAGTGCTGCTGAGAATAAGCGTGCATTGCTTCACCCTGAACGCATTAAAGAGATATCACAATACATTCTGAATAACTTTAAGCAGAAAACACATCGTTTAAAAGCCAATGGTAAAGGTTTTAATGCTATGTTTGCTGTCAGTAGCGTGGAAGCCGCTAAACTGTATTATGAATCATTAAAAGCGCTTCAAAAGGATGTTGAAAGACCTTTAAAGATTGCAACAATCTTCTCTTTTGCGGCCAATGAAGAACAAGATGCGCAAGGCGACATTCCTGATGAAACTTTTGAGCCAACCGCAATGGATGCCAGCAGTAAAGAATTTTTAACGATGGCCATTGATGATTACAATCGCACATTTAAAACGAATTATAGTGTTGAGAGCAAAGAATTTCAGAACTATTACCGAGACCTTGCATCAAAAGTTAAGAGCCAAGAAGTTGATCTATTAATCGTTGTTGGTATGTTTTTAACAGGCTTTGATGCACCACGCTTAAATACATTATTTGTAGATAAAAACTTGCGTTATCACGGCTTAATTCAAGCCTATTCGCGGACAAATCGCATTTATGATGCCACTAAAACCTTTGGGAACATTGTAACATTTAGAGATTTAGAACAAGCCACAGTAGATGCAATTACATTGTTTGGTGATAAAAATACCAAAAATGTTGTCTTAGAAAAAAGCTATAAGGAATACATGGAAGGCTATACCGATACAGTGACAGGTAAAGCTTGCCGAGGTTATTTGGAAGTGGTTGAAGATCTTCAATCACGCTTCCCAAATCCTGATGATATTGTGACAGAGAAGGATAAAAAGGACTTTGCAAAGTTATTCGGTGAATATTTACGCGTGGATAATATTCTTCAAAACTATGATGAATACGCAAGCCTACAAGCATTGCAGGATCTAGATCTCACGGATGAAGCAGCTGTGGCTGAGTTTAAAGAACAGCATTATTTATCTGATGAAGATATTGAAAGAATGCGCTCCACTCCTACCCCATCAGAACGAGAAGTTCAGGATTATCGCTCAACATATAACGATATTCGTGACTGGATTCGTCGTGAAAAAGCAGGTGCTGAACAAGGTGAAGTTAAAGAAGATTGGGATGAGGTTGTCTTTGAAGTGGATCTCTTAAAGTCTCAAGAAATTAATTTGGATTATATTTTAGAGCTGATTTTTGAACACAATAAGAAAACTAAGACTAAAGCTGAACTGGTTGAAGAGGTGCGACGTTTAATCCGTGCAAGCCTTGGCAATCGAGCCAAAGAAAGCTTAATTGTTGATTTTATCAATGAAACAGACATGAATAAAATCCCTGATAAGGCAAGTATTATTGATACTTTCTTCAAATATGCCAAATCTGAATTGAAGCGAGAGGCAGAAGAATTAATTGATTCTGAGGGTTTAAATAAAGAAGCAGCCAAACGCTATATTGCAACATCATTAAAGCGTGAATATGCAAGTGAGAATGGCACAGAGCTAAATGAAGCATTGCCTAAGATGAGCCCATTAAATCCACAATATTTAACGAAGAAACAAAACGTTTTTCAAAAGATTTCAGCATTTATTGAGAAGTTTAAAGGAATTGCGAATAGTTTTTAATATTGCCAATTGTTTGATAACAAAAGTGCGCTAATTAAAGCGCACTTATACAGCTTTACTATTATGTCTATTATATTTCTTTAATGCCTTTGCACAGTGGTTCAAAAGCTCTGTGATTTAATGATTTTTTCAGTAATTTTTATCCTATTTACACTAACGCAATCCACAAGATCTTGTTCAAACAGCACAAAATTAATTCCACCACTGTGTAATGAACTAAGAAATTTTATCCCTTTTACATTTGTAAATAATTTAATAAATTCACAAATAAATTGTGTCGGTATATAGTCTAACTCTGAATCATATCTTCTAATAGGTTTAGATAAATCCTTGCTAATTCTTTGCTTCAACAGCACAGATTTGATTTTAATACCCACGTTATATTGTACATACAAATAAGGGGACTCAGTAAAATCTGCTAGCAAAATCTTTTCTTTGCATGTCTTCCCTTTTATAAAAGTAGCCAAACTGATTTCATCGTGTAATGATGCTCTAATTTCATGCAAAACTGTATCTTCATTATCACTTAAATATAAATATGGTATGCCCATAGGATTAGCTCTGCCAGCAACAGAATTTTTCGCTGGAGGTGCTTTCATGTCAGATTTATCATATACATTTTGAGAGCAATGATGTACCCTAGCTCTATAAAGCCGTTCATCATCTCGAAGAGATGTCTGGCTTTCAAAAAATCCATCCCACCCCAAATCATTTATTAAATAATTTATATCTGTAATATAACGACTCTCTGACTTTAACTTTCCTTTTAAAATATCCCAATAATTTATGTTGTCATATATCTCTTCAGAATAATCAATGTTCTGAGAAATAGAGTTAATGTGATTTGGACAAGCCTCAAGTACAAAGCTCAAAATTTTTTCTGCTGCCGCCCTATTACTAAAAAAGGACCAGTCTTTTTGCAATAAATCAATAATATTTCCAGAGCTATTTTTACTAACAACTAAACAACTAAACAACTAAACAACTCTGTAAAAAAATCATACAATTCTTTCAACTCAATAACTGATGATTTTGACCGACAACACTCACAATTATCTATATGCCCTAATGATAAAATGTAATGATTTAATTCAAAATCTTTAATACAATCTGCACATATGTATTTCATGGAGATTATTACTCAGCAACAGCATCATTCATAACTAATAAATGATTCTTAATTGATATTTTCTTTACAATACCAAGACCAGGATACCGTCCTTCAGTATAATAGCTATCTAATTCATCTAATGCTAAATTTTTGAGGCCTTCACTCTTAATAAATGTTATAGCTTTCTTCGCAGCTTCACCAAATTTACCTTGTACGTTAGCAATAGAATCATTTGTATCAGATGTAAAATGTCTAATCCAAACTTCATTATTAGCACCCTTCTTAATATAAGTGAGATGTATTACAACTGCTCTAGGTGTGCTCCCACCATCAATAAATTCACTCGGCATTAATGTAAAATCAGCTATACCATGATAGCCCTCATCTTTGTAATAAAGGTGTTCTTCCGTATATTTATGTTCAAGTATATCTAAAAAATCTGCATTTCTTTCTTGTTTTTCAAATAAATCATCCAATTTGATATACTTTTTGGATGTCCTCTTAATATATCTGTCTAATACTCTATATTTATGTGGATCTGCCAACATAATATGAGTAACCGCCTCATTAGCCTCTAAGATTTTTTTTAAACCATTCTCATCAGTGAAATTCCCCAAACCAATAATTAAACATGACTTAATGTTAAATTGATTAATTTTTTCTTGAATATATTCAAAATTATCCTGATAGTGAAATGCTGGAATATAATTATTTTTAGCTGCATCACCATTATAAATATATTCTAATATACTATCTGCATCGTCTTTTATTTCTCCACAAATTGGATTGGTGACTAAAAAGACTTTCATTCCATTTTCTACAAATATACTATGTGCCAAATTCAGACTATTAAAAGTGTTTTTTACAGGCTCTAATACAGGCATAATATTAGATTGTATAGCATTAGCTTGTACCAACTCCCTCAGAGCAATAAGCTCAAATTGTCTAGCTCTTAAATATGGATAATACATAACTCTCTCATTAATTAATAATATTCTCTTTTAAAACTTGCAATAGCTTGACTCTCTCATCTTGTTTTAAATTTTGAGACAAACAAACTTGTGCAAACTCTTTATGATACTGATTCAAAAATGAAGAATTAATATTTCTTTTCTTCATAGTGGCTATAAATAGCCTATTTAATTCTTTTTGAGGTATCTCAGCTATTAATTTTTGACAAATATTAAATTGATTGAAGGCTGTCATATTTGGTAAAAATCCAAAATATTTTTGCACAATCATTAAATATTCATGTGTATGAAGTACCTTCATTAAAATATTTATTTCAATACAAGTATTGAACTCTGAATCTCGACATAATTCAAATCCATTTTTCACATCATAACTAATTATCCCTACACTATTATCAAATTCAGAGTATTTTGCAATATGTTCTTTAGGTACCACTAAATAAATTTCATTAAAAATTTTTTTATAATCACGAAGTTGTCCAGATAATCTATATTCATTATCTAAAATTGTTTTAATTTCAAATACTTTGGATTTCCCATTAAACATAGCAAAGTCAGCTATAGTATCACCCAATCTAAACTCATTAAAAATAATTGAGTCGTTATTACCTAACTCATCTCTGAGCCACGTACTTAAGAGTTCGTTCTTTATTACATACTCATTGGGATATTGAACAACTAGAGTTTTATAAATTTTCTTCAAACAAGATAAATACGACAATCCTCTATATTTTTCATATAAATCGTAGCGCTGCAACTTCAAATCTATATTTTTAAAGTTATTTTTACGCCACAAGCTTACTTCTCCCCTTAAAAATAAAGAAGATAGATCTCTAAGTTGATCTATAGAATATGACATAAAACACCCTTTTAAAATCTTTAACTTCATGTAAATATATTGCTTGCATTATCTGATCTATACTGATACAAAGCAATTCATTTTATACAATCAATGCATAATTCATTAGAACAATAAATATTTATAATATAATTCAAATACATATAAACACAATATGCATATAGGAAAATCTTATAATTGACCTTATTTTGTATCAAAAATTCCAAGATACTAACTAATATGTAATGACAAAGAATTAGAATCACTTACATTTATTAAAATCAACATTAGAAATATAGTTATTTCCCCATCCCATAACACATGCTGTTCTTTGATTACGCTCTTTTTCCCACTCTGTTACTGGATACATCTTATTCCACGCATTAAATAGCTGCTGATCTTGCTTTGACAATCTCATGCCATAACGATCATACATATAGAGAGTAATACGCGCTACCATGCCGCGTATTTCTTCTCTAGGCATCATTTTACGAGCCTTAAAATCAATCACGGTTTGGCATGATCCATATTGATGGGGCGATTCATTTAACATGCCATACATAAAATCTGATCGATCACCATTAACTTCACCAATCACAGGTAAAAAGTTATGAAGATCTGCTTCGGCTTTATTAAACTCTTCTGAAACCTTTTGGCAGTTTTTTCGACCACCATTTTTCCAACATTGATACTGTTTGCCTACGATAGAAATAGGTAAAACATGTTCCCACTCTACTCGATTTGCTCTCGTAGCATTTTTTCTGACTTTATAGCCACAACTTGCGATATCAATCGCCCCACTACCTTTGTTTCCCTGCCATGTAATAGGACAATCGCAATATAGTTCTTTTGATGTATCAAAGTAAATACTTTTGGCTGCTGCCGCTTTAGCTTTGCGGAAATTTTCAGGTGGTTTAATAGATACTAATTGTTCATCAGCGATCCTTTTTAACTCCAAATTATTAGATGATTCTATTTGTTGCATAGGATCAACTCTCCCCGCAACTACACCGTGTCCAGAGCAAGTCCCTCTACCCGCTGATGTAGAATACATTCCATCCCTACAAAGAGGTTTTACATTTGGATCAGAAGAATCAGATGTAACATAAGCATTAGCACCCGAAATCAATCCAAGTACCATTAGCATATAAGCAAATGGTTTTTTCATTATCCTCCCCCACCTATAAAATCCAGAATTCTGTCCCTATATGCTATACCAAAAAATTAGACAATAAAAAAAGTGCGCTAATTAAAGCGCACTTATCTTAATTTGATTTAATGCCTGATGGGCTAGATTCATGTGTAAGCTTAGATGTGATCCCACTCGCCTCTCCTTCATCAAATGTTGGTTTACCTCTACGAATAAAACTATTATTTTCAGCACATGGCTTATTTCCAGCAATAATCACAAACAAACCATCTGAACATGTTGATTGTTCAGAGCCATTTGATCGTGTCTTAGCATTTGCAATGCCTGAACATATAAAAGAAAAGAATAAAATATAAAAGACTGCTTTCTTCATTGTTTCTGCCATCCTTAAACACTTCTAAAAATTACTCCCAATATTAATAACTATATAGTTATTAATATTTTATAACCTCAACAAAACTCACAATTAATTCAGAGTGATCTAAATCTTTGTTGCTTCTATGGATTATTTTATGTGCGCCATATTTACGAACTAAATATTGTTTTCCTTGAAACCTAAACCAGAATGGTTTTTTAGTATGTAAAAGTAAAAAGTTTACAATCTGTTCTATTTCATTTCTCTTTGCTATAAATTTCAAATCCCTAAATTTATTTCTATACAATTTTAATCCATTAAATTGCCGAGTCTCTAAATCAGACTTAAATCGAGAAATTTCAAATAATGCATCGACCTCTTTAACCCCTTCAATACTGGGAGACCATCTAAATATTCTGTAACACATATTAAAACCTAAAATACGTAAGAAAGTCCTAAAAAATTCTTTTCTTGTCTTGTATACATATTTCCGACTATAGACATACAGTTAAACTTTAAATATAATTTATACGGGCACACCCTTCTTTAATTAGAACGTTGGTGTTTCTGCGTTGGATTGTAATAGTCCAACGCTTTTTTTAAATATCTACAAAATAGTAACCTATAACTACAACATGCTTATTTGTTAAAAAGAGCAAGCTAATCTCCTGATTAGCTCGCTGTTTATGCCATATCAAATAATTGATATCTGATGATTATTCAATAAATCTTCTAATGATATTTCTGTTGACTGATTGGTCAATAACAATAAATCAGAGAATTGATATTGATCGCCAAGACCATCACGATCAACGCTCATGGTTGCCGTTTGTGCATCTTGATCATAAGTCACATTAATGAACTTCTCAACATTCACAAGATTATCAGCAGTTAAGTCTTTGCTAATTAAACCGTTGAAGAAGTCTTCGGAGAACTCAATTTTACTAGATTCTGAAAATTCCTCAGATTGATTAATGGCAAAGTTAATCACTTTCTCAAGTGAATGACCACCCGTGTTATTATCTTCTAACAACCCAATCTTAATCACATGCGTATCTGATGTATGATCTTCCTCTGACTCGTCTGTTACCATCATGCGTGCTGCCACAGGCGGATTCACCGTCACTGTAAACTCCTTGGTCACAGATTTTGCATCGCCATTGCCTTGTTCGGTGGCGGTCACTGTCATGGCAACGGGTAATTTACCGGTTGCAATGCCCTGTGGTAAATCAAGGGATAGATCTTTAAAGTCTGTCACATTCACCCCACCATTCACTGTAATCGAGCCATGTGAATCCGCTACTGCTTCGCTTGTCACTTCTTTACCATCTTTATCAACACTAGTATAGATCAGTTTTGTCCCTTCAACTAATCCTGTCAATTTTAATGAGAGTGTTTCAGAGCCATCGCGGTCAGCAAGAGAAGCCACAATGCCCGTCAATTCTACATCATCATTTTCAGAGCCTGTATAACCAAACGACACACCATAAAAGCCTTTGCCATCTTTACCCGTCATCTTTTCGGCTAAATGAACATCTTTACCCAACTCACTTTTAATGGCATCAATACTTGGGAAATATTTAACATCCGTACCATCCTCTTCTGTCACTCTAAAATTATAGTTACCTTGCCCGTGTTGATTATAGATATATAAATTAAAAGTATAAAAACCAGACTCTTTCACTGTAAAAGTTTCTGTTGATAAACTTGGAATACCTTGCCAACTCACATATTTACTTGACTCATAATCTCCAATAATAATCATACCTGTATCATCAGCAGATCCTGTATATTTATAGCTTTTACCCGCTTCTAAATATACATAACCATTCATATATACTGCACTAGATTCAGCAAGGCCATAGCCAGGATCATATTCAGTCCATCCTGCTGACTTCATATCATTCGTTAGTTCATAACTCGTAGGCACATTGTATGCCAATAGTGCATTAATACCATTAATTAAAACATCACTATTAATTCCTGCACCATGTACCTTAGCATCATCAAAGTTATACCATTTACCACCAATATATTGATAACCTCTTATATTATTCCAAGTATATTTATTAAGACTTAATTCTCCAATATCAAAATCCATTTCTGTTTTAAGTACTGGCTTATCCGCGATAGGTATAATATCAATTACTTGGGTGACAATTGTCCGATTATCTCCATAATAATCTTCAACTAATACATCAAACTCAACTTTGCCAGACCAGTCTTTTGCTGGTGTGAAGTTAAAATGACCTGAGTATTCATCACCTATAAATTCTAATGTACCTATCTCTGATGGAATGGACGTCAATAATTTATATTTCACCCATGATTCAGTACCTTTGATCTCACCTTTCATCACACCATGATCTTCATCAATCGTGATAAGATCTGTCTTTGCCAATATTTTTGAGTAAACTCTCACTACTTTCTCAGCAGGATCAGAAGTATTACCCGCTTTATCCGTAACACGAGCAATCGCATTCTTCTCAATCTCATCAATTAAGCTTTTACTATCTTCACTAGGCACTGTGATTTCCCACATACCTTTACCATCGACAACGTTGGTTACCTTACTTTCATACGTTTTACCATTAAAATCGACTGTAACGGTATTGCCTTCTTCAACGCCTGTCGCAGAACCTTTAATGCTAAACCCTTTCTCTTTCTCACTTTGAGAGACAATACCATCTTCCGCAATGCTCTCAATGGTGATTTCAGGCGCAGTCACATCAATTGTGACTTTAAAAGGTGGTGATAACTCACTCAATGACCCAGACTCTTTATCATAAGTGGCTGCATAAAATTTCACTTCACCTTCAGCCAATTTACCCGTTGTGGTAATTTCTGATAAATCACCTGGTTTAGTTGTCCAACGATAAGTATTATCCGACTCTTTAACGAGATCTTTTTTATCGATTTCAATCCATTTTTGACGATTATCATAGAGATAAATGCGAACAGAATCGACCACTTTAAGATCCGCTTCAGTCAATACAATTGTACCGCTGATTAAACCGGAAGGATCATCACTGTAACCGGTATTACCAATAATCTCTGTACCACTGACGTTATTCACATTGTCATGGTATTGATCAACCTGTGGCGTTGGCAACTCAATCTTCAAAGGATTCTCTTTAGAATCATTGTTCACACCAATATTACCGGCGCTGTCTTTGACATAGACTTTAAAATCTGTCACAGAATCAACTTTACTCGGATCTTTCACATCCACACTGATCGATAAATATGGTTTATCAGCTACCGTTTTATCACCAACTTTACCTGTCACAACCTGAACATTGCCATCTTTATCTGTATATTTAACGATTACCTCATTGCCCTTTTTGGCATGATGCTTATCGTTTGGATCACCACTGACAAGCGCTGTCACTTTGCCATCTTCATAGTTGACATAGGTTGCTTCTGGCGCAACAGTATCCACCACAAAGGTGTATTTTTCAGACACTTCACCGACTTTACCCGTTGTCGGATCGATCGCACGCACCTGAAGGTAGATCTTGTCATTATTGAGCTGATCTGCCCACCATGTTTTTTGTAAACCATCAGTGAGATCTTGCTCGCTCAATGACCATTTGCCATCTTTAACCGCCACTTCAAAGTATTGTGGATAGCCTAATGAATCCATTGCTGCATCTGTGTCCGCCGCTTGTTTATTGACATACACACGAACTTTCTCAACACCTTGTGATGCAGTCCCTGTAATTTCACCGAGTGAATCGTTGGTATAGATTGTATATGCGCCCTGATCACTCTCTACATTTGTTGGATCTTTCAACAATGATGATGTGGCAGAAATAAACACATGCTCACCATCATCTGCAACGCGATCATTGATGGAAACTTTCACTTCATAAGATTTACCTTCACTGTCTTTCACCGTAAAGATTTCTGTTAAAGGTCCTTTAGAATCGATCAGTGCTTTAGAAGTTGCTTCACCTGAATTCAAGGTATAAGTCCATTTACCAGAAGCATCTAGCGTAAACGTTCCATGATCACCTGGGATTGTTTCACCCACCATTGTTTTTGTGGTGTCACTTGCTAAGTTTGGATCAATTTCACTAGAAATTGTCACTGTTTCAGATACCTTACCTTCAGTTACAACTGTGTTAAGCACATTTTCAATATTGTCACTATAACCAGTTACAACAGCTGTTGGCGTATCAATGGTGTACTCTACAGCTTCTGCTGATTTTTCATTACCTGCAATGTCCTTAACCGCTGCAGAAACAGAGCCTTCTAATAGTTTAGCGGCTTGCTCTGGCGTCATTTGTGCAGTCCATGAACCATCTTTTCCAACCGTTGCTTCAACCGTTACAGGCTGACCATCGACTGTTTTATCAAAGGTAACTGCAACAATTTGACCTGCTTCTACGCCCGTCGTTGTACCTTTAACTTCAAAGCCCTCTTTGCCTTCTTCGCCCCAAGTCACTTTTTCATCTGTCGCCACTTGTGTGATTTCAATCGTAGGGATGACTAAATCAAGTCCGGGCGTCTCTTCACTTGAATGACCTGGTAATTCTGTATCGGCATGAATGGTATCACCTTGACGGTCAACAGTCTGAGCTTCCACCGTCACTTTAGAGCCATCGACAATGCCATCTTCTGGCGTCAACTGATAAGTATATTTACCTTCTGATGAACCATCCGGACGATCTAACTCTACATCACGCTCAATGGTCACAGGCTGACCATCTTTATCAGTCCCTGTGATCGTTAATTTCACTTTCCCAGGACCTTTTTCAACATTATCTGTTGTGCCCGTGATGGTGCCTTTTGGCGTAATCTCTGTGGTGATTTTACTATCATTTGAAACGTTGATCGTAATCGTCGCCGTCGATGATAATTTTTCCTCACTACTATCCGTAGCCGTCACTTCTAATTGGTGTTGAGGCGCTTTACCATGATCAAGCATTTTGCCATCAGCCAATGTGATGATGCCGGTGTTAGGATCAATGACAAACAAGCCATCTTCATTGCCTTTAGTGATGGTATACGTGAGCTTATCGCCATCTACATCTTCATCTTTCCCTGTTGATGCATCATTAACATCATGAACGATAGAATCTTTAACACCTTGTTTCACTGTCACTTCAGCATCTTCAATATTAGGGGCATCGTTCACAGGATTGACAGCCACAGGCACTATCACCGTCACTTCACCGCCATTCCCATCTGTCACCACTACCGTGAATTTGTCATCACCATGGTAATCAGGATTTGGCGTATACGTGTACGCACCTGTTTTTTCATCAATGACGACTTTACCATTATTTGGCTCTTCACCGACTTTATAACTTAATTCATCGCCTTTATCTTTATCTTCAGCAATGATTTTGCCTTGATGCTCAGTATCTTCATCTGTGGTAAAACCTTGTTCAGCTTCAGCTGTTGGCGCATCATTCACAGGCGTCACAGTGACAGGCACGGTCACCGTCACTTCACCGCCATTGCCATCAGACACCACCACTGTGAATTTATCATCACCATGGTAATCAGGATTTGGCGTATAGGTGTATTCACCTGTTTTTTCATCAACAGTCACAGTACCATGAGTCGGTTTATCACCCACTTTGTAGGTTAACTCGTCACCATCTTTATCCGTCACATCTGTGATCTGACCTTTTTTAGGCTGATCTTCTAGTGCTTCAATGGGTTGCTCTGATTTTGTTGTTTCAGGGGCATCGTTTACAGGCGTCACTGTGACAGGTACTGTCACCGTCAATTTACCGCCCTTACCATCTGATACCACAACCGTGAATTTGTCATCACCATGGTAATCAGGATTTGGCGTATAGGTGTATTCACCTGTTTTTTCATCAACAGTCACAGTGCCATGAGTCGGTTTATCACCCACTTTGTAGGTTAACTCGTCACCATCTTTATCTTTGGCAACAATCTGACCTTTATGTTCTGTATCTTCATCTGTGGTGAAGTCTTGCTCAGGCTTAGCGGTCGGATCATCGTTCACAGACGTCACCGTAACAGGTACAGTCACCGTCACTTCGCCGCCCTTACCATCTGATACCACAACTGTGAATTTATCATCACCATGATAATCAGGATTTGGCTTATACGTGTACTCACCTGTTTTTTCATCAACAGTCACCGTACCATTCTTCGGCGCTTCACCCACTTTGTAGGTTAATTTATCGCCTTTATCTTTATCTTCAGCAATGATTTTGCCTTGATGCTCAATATCTTCATCTGTGGTGAAGCCTTGTTCAGCTTCAGCAGTTGGGTCATCATTCACAGGCGTCACAGTAACAGGCACAGTCACCGTGACTTCACCGCCATTCCCATCAGACACCACAACTGTGAATTTATCATCACCATGATAATCAGGATTTGGCTTATACATGTACTCACCTGTTTTTTCATCAATGACGACTTTGCCATTATTTGGCTCCTCACCCACTTTATAGGTTAACTCGTCACCATCTTTATCTTTGGCAACAATCTGACCTTTATGTTCTGTATCTTCATCTGTGGTGAAGCCTTGCTCAGGCTTAGCGGTCGGATCATCGTTCACAGACGTCACCGTAACAGGTACAGTCACCGTCACTTCGCCGCCCTTACCATCAGACACCACAACCGTGAATTTGTCATCACCATGATAATCAGGATTTGGTCTATACGTGTACTCACCTGTTTTTTCATCAACAGTCACAGTACCATGAGTTGGTTTATCACCCACTTTGTAGGTTAACTCGTCACCATCTTTATCCGTTACATCTGTGATCTGACCTTTTTTAGGCTGATCTTCTAGTGCTTCAATGGGTTGGTTAGACAATCCCGGCACAGGCACGTGATTTTTAGGCACAGAAGCCACCCCACCATTGTTATTATCACCACCGCCACCACCACTTGCTAAAGCTAAACCGCCCGCAATGCCTGCGCCACCTAATAAAAGCGGCAACCATGGAATGCCATTGTCATCTTTAAACAACACATCTGATGTTTCATCTTCATGCGCCACAAAGAAATTCACAATGACAATGGTTTTCCCATTTTTTAATTTTAAAATTAAGTCGTTGCCGTCTTGTACAAACTCAGCAACATCCGAACGATATAACTGTGTATAAACCTTCGACGCTGTCTCTAACACGATTCGTGAACCGCTAACAGTCGATTGATCCAATGATTTTTTATCCACAACAATAACAGATGACATTTATTTAAAACCCCTAGTTTGCCCACACGGCTCATTCATTGATGAGACGTATGCGATAGACATAATAAATAATTAGATTAAGACGCTCATCAGCACACTAAACATGAATTTAAGTAATTTATTTTTTACTTACAATCATCGGGTGACCGTGGCCATCGAGTGACAATAAAAAGACTCGATTTTTATGTTCCTGAATGTTCACATTAGATATTGCAGTACCCATGCAATTTCTTGCTTTTAATGTGTAATCATCAGGTTTTAGATGGTAGACTGCATTATCATTTGCTAAAAAATGACCAACTTTTATATCATTGATTGACAAAATGATCGGGCAATTTGGCTGCACCTTGTGATCTCGCGAGACCTCAATACGTTTTGTCGTTGTATCATATGCATTCTGATAAGGATGATTTCTATTGATTAAATTTGTTGCAGAGCAACTAGCTAATCCTGCAACCATAAAGATAAATATTAAATTCTTCATAGGACAACAATATAAGCTTATTAAATCTTGGTTATGTATAAAAATGTAAAATATAATTAGTGTATATATTTTAGTCAACAGTTAATAACATATAGGTCAGTAAAATCTTATAATTTGTCATATTTTTTATTATTTTCTTATAAATTCATCAATTTATATATTATTTAAAAAATATACTGATAGATACGTGTTCAAACGGCGATATAGGCAACAAGATATATTCTGAACAATCCCCCTTATTTTCTATATGTGAGTATTCAAAACTGCAATTCATTTTACGACGTTCAACAAAATTCATCACATACGTTTCAAGCTGTGAATTGGGATTAAGCCATATTCAAGAACATTAATATGCGGCGTTTCTAATATTTCCCTTAATTTCCAAAAATAGCTCATTTTTTCTTTGAGCAATTTTATCTTTAATACTCATGATTTCACTCTAAGAAATAAAATTATCATATTGATTAGAATCAATATTGTGATCTTGATTTTATTTTTACAATTAGTAGAATATTTTCACCAACTGAAGTTGGTATATGCATAATCCCATTGCCTATAGGCATAAAACTTATACACTGAACCCAAGTACTGCCGAGAGGCAGAACAATATAAAGCCCTATGAAAATAGGGCTTAAACTTTTCTGATATGTGCTTTATATAAAATTGTATGTTTGGCCATCTTAATTGGATTAGGGGCAATCACTTGATATTTTTTGCCATCAATATGAACAACTGATCCCACTTGTAGATCTAGCGATGCTGTTGCTAATAACCACTGATCCCCAACTTCTATCAAATTATTTTGCCCACTATATCTCATATCAATATTTGTGATGATTGCTTGTCCATTCGTGGTCTTTTCAGTGCCTGACAGCCCTGTCTTAGGATCATATTTACCCGCAATTCTAATTGTCGCTGTACATTCAATACCAAACTCGGGTAATAACTCATTAACAATATTTTGAATTTCCTGATAATTCATCGTGATACTCTCATGAATAAACGTTGTTCAGGCATCAATAAGCCTTTCAGCATAATTTTAATACGATCAAATTCAATCTGATATGCGGACGAGTCAATTTTGTACTCTACTTGAATCACATCAATTTTAATGCTGTTTTGTGTTCGTGATCGTGCAATGATCAATTCATCGGATACTGCAACTTCACAAATTGCTTTTTTGAGTTGCTCGGGTATTTCTACTTGTTCCCATATTTCATGCTGAAAACGAAAATTTGCCTCGATAAAATCAATGGATGAAACTAAACGCTTAGCTTTTTCATCTTCTGAATACATATTCCATCGTTCAGCTGTCATACGTTTTGAGTGATAAGCATCCGCATACTGTGTTGTGACATATTCCATTTTTACTTCTCAAGAAAAAGGCGGCACAATCGCCGCCTGAGTTAATATGCTTAACCACCGATACCATCAGGTTTACTTTTTTCATCCTTACTGAGATTAATGAGTACACCCGCTGTTAATTTATTGCTGGCCACATATTTCTTCCAACTTGCCGCTGCTTTGAGTTTTTCAAGGTTTGGATTTTCGCTTTTTGTTTTATTGTATGAATAACCAAGAATATCAATATTAAATGCACCTTCAGCACGCGCACCCATTGCCATATTCTCTTCATCATTAATGTCATATAAGCGGAAACTTGGTAATTGTGACTCACGAATTCGTACTGCACCACGTTGTAAACCAAATGACAATTTAGGATCAATCGTGTCCGTGACTAAAACTGGTTTGCCAAGTGTTCCAGGGACACCACCGTAAATCACTACCCCACTTTCGGAATAAATTTGATTCGTTAAAGCATCATCAATGATGTCAAAGTAGGTATCTGAGTTCATGACCCACAAAGCGACACGCGAAAATTTATCACCAAAAGTTCGCATTGCTCGCGTTAATGCTTTACGACCATCAACGGCAATATTGCCATTAACATTCATATCAGAATTGCTGAGAATCGCCCCTGTTAATGCACCTAAAGCATATTCTAAATGCCCCGCACTTGTTGCATCCGCTAAATCTTGGCCAATGAGATAGGCGAACTCTTCAGGACTACGAGCGCGGCGCTTAAATGCTTCTTCTGTAGAGGCATAAGGACCATACTTATATGGCACTTTCACACCCACTTGCTCACTCATTCCAATTTTATTGGCCGTGACTTTATCGGTTGAGTTCACATCACGATGCTTCATTTCACCGCCCACCGTATAAAAAGCAGACTGTGAAAAATCACCTTGAATGATCTCATTTTCTAAGATAATTGCACCATTCGAAGAGTTGTTAAAGACATCAATATTATCTTGACGTCGCTCTAAGAATGAGGTCTGTGCTGTTTCATTATAGATAATCATATCTTTGTTGACTGTTGTTGCCATAAACTACCCCTATTTTTGAAGTTTTAAATAATTTTCAGATCCGTGTTCTTGAATGTATTTGGCTCGCTCTAAAGGCGTCATATCTGAACGTTTAATACCATTTGGAGCTTTACCCGTATTTGATGTATTAGAGCCCTGATTACCGTTACTTTTTAGGATCTTATCTTTGTATTGATACGCATTGATAAACTTTGCTAATGCCTCATCAAAAGATGCTGGTTCACCCGCATTGGCTTCTGAATACACAATACTGTCAAGGTTTGAAGGATCATGTAATGCAATAACGTTATTGCGCTCATCAACGGTAAAGTGCTTACCAAAGAATTCGCGTGCCATATCTGATGGAATATTCAGTTTGTCAGCAATAAATTGTGACTCACTAAACTTTTGCCCAATGATATATGACTGCATCTGTTGCTTATACTGTTCAGCTTTAGAAATCGCTTCATTCAACTGAGCATCATGTACTCGCTTCATCTCTGCTTTGATTTCTTCAACCTTCCCCACATCAATGAGATCTTTTTCACTAAATGCCTTCACTTTCTCAAGGGCTTCACGCGCTTTGTTAGGATCAATACCCTCGAAGGCTTTTAACTGCTCTTTATAACCATTACCCTTTTGGCGATGACTGATTGCTTCAGCTTTTAAACTTTCGATGTATTGCTTATTTGATTCCAAAGAGAAAGGCTCTTCTTTACCATCTGCTGTGATCACCACAGGATTACCATCCACTACAACTAAATTGCCGTTTTCATCTGTTTTCCACATAATTTGCTTCTCGCATCAATGGAGCATCTCGCTCTGTTAATAAAATTTATCCAATAAAAAAGCCCACTTTCGTGAGCTTGTATAACTATAAGTTATATATCTTTTTTAACTGCTTGATCGTTAAAGGTCGATCATTCTGATCAAGCATCATTCCAATCGTCAATTTCCCTTCTCTAAACCATTTTGCTTTTTGTTCCCCCAGTACTGATATTTGATACTCTTGAGTTTGAGTTTTTAGCCATGATGAATAATCTATTTGCTCATTCACCTGCCCAAATTGTGAAGCTCTTGTCGATGCCACTTGATCTTGTAATAAAAGCCGAATAATAGAGCGACATCTAAAATGCAATGGCGGCTTTCTAAATGGCATCTTATGGCCAATTGGGCGATTGTCTACTGTCCATTTTTTTAGATCTCGCGCCTTACACACATCGCTCGTATTACCATCTAATGTACTGATATGCTGCTTAGCAGAGATTAAATCTGTATTGTGGTCAATGAGACGTTCTAAAGCATCATTAGCAATCGCCGCATTCGCAGTTCTCACAATTGAATCAGCATGGCGTTTTACAATATTGATTTGATCACGAATCTGTCTAGATATGGCTTGTGGCGTTTCAGCCAATACATTGCCATTTCTAATGATTGATTCCACCTTGAATTTTAGATCTTCAGACTGTTTGATCCACCAATCTTTGATATCTCTACCTTCAAACAAAGGCGCATATCGAATGGCATCTAATTTATAGTTAGGCAAATAACTAAAGACTTTCGCACCTAACCATGTATTGTATATTTGCGCTTCAATATGATGAGACGCAATATAAAATTGCTGATTCGTTTCGGATAAATACACAAGAATACGTTCATATTCATCCGTAATGATCGTTTTAATATCTCTGACTAATCGTTGAATATCTCGCTTAGAGATAGATCCTAGATCATCAATCATAATACGAGCAATGAGATCTTTTTGAATGTGATCTAAATGCTTAAAAACGACTGAACGAACATAAGCATCATAACGAAAAATATTGATATTAAACTCACACAACATCATTGTGAGCTCTGAATAACTAAACTCTTTCATAATCATTAAGCCATTGGAGCGACGATTTCACTAATTTGTTCTAATGCAATCTGTTCTTGTTCTTCTTCAAAAGTACGATTATCTGTAATGACATTCCATGCCACCATTGCTTCAAAGACTGACTTTTTAGAAATAATTGCATGATTCACAGACTGAATGAGCTCGCTAATAGATATTTCTGATTCAATCGTTTTCTGTAAATTATCAGTGATATCTATCGAACCCGCATCGTCTAAACCTAGCCACAATCCAAATTTATCTAAGACATGATTCATAAAATCATTGAGCTTTAAGCTATATAACATCAACTCACTGACCTCTTTTTTACTTTCATTCTTAGTTTGACTATCAGTCAATGCCATCTTGGTTCGCATGAGCAATTTTGAACCCGCAACAGCCATTTGCTCTTCTAGCTTATTCAATGCTTCTTGCCCCGCTTTAATCGCCGCACCTGAATGCTCAATGTAACTAGCATCGCCACCCAATGGTAAAAATAGTGCGCCTGCAATAATGAGTTCATCCTCGGAAGCTGGCTGATCAACACCCATCATTTTCAAAATGGGCATTCTTGCTTTACTGAGAATATTGTCTTGCTCTGATTGTGATTGCCAATGTTTAATATTCAACTCTGCTAAGTTAGAAAGCGGTGGTTTCTTAGCAAGCTTCAGTTCTTCTACAAACACATAGTCATAAGCTTTATTACCCACTCTAATCTCGACATCTTTAACCAATGTCCAATCATTACCAGAAAGCTTTCTATAAAATCTAGTGCGTGCTGGTGTCATGAGAACAATTTCATCCTGATACTTAATCTCAAAATCATTGGTCTGTTCTTCATCAATCACAGCATGAATGTACTTAAATAACACAATGCCGCCATTAGATTTGCGAATATCTAACACTTGATCAGGACTAACTTTAAACGCATATGGACGCGCATTTAAATTCTTCTCTTCTTCACGTGTTTTCGCTTGTTCTGTTAATGTATAATCAATGACTACATACGATCTAGAATATCCCAATGACTCAAAAAAGACTGATTCAAAGATGCCACTCATACTTTTGCCAGAGCCATTAAAATCTTCTACAAATTCACGCACAGCCTCATGAACATCATCTAATGCAAATTGCCGATAGAAGACACGTCCTGCCATGGATTTAATCGTATCTTCAAAATATGGTGTCAATGTTGCGACAGCTAATCTCGCATTATAATCTTGTGTTGTTTCCGACTTGAACTTTGGCAAATACGTTTGCTTAGCAGCTCTCATTGCTTCAGTACCGCCCAATAAAGCCTGAATCGGCTTAATTTTCTCATGAAGCTCTTTCATTTCATTGGAAATGCTATCTATTTTCATTACTACCTCTAGAATGGCATTGAAGAGTGTCTTAATTGACGTTTAACAATAGGAAATAATTTGATGATTGGGTATGTACCTGCATCATTCACATGATCCACACCTGAGCTTTTATCAGGCTCTCCATACTTGTCATAGACTTGCTGTTCTAATCCTTCTGTAAATTTTGGGCATCGATGTGTATTCACTAACAGACGGCGTTTACCTTCACCATTCAATAACATTGCTTGCATCGCCATAATTCTGTCTTTGACCCTTGGGTTCGTCGTATCAACCACTAAAGTAAAACCCGCTTCTTTTAAAATGCTTAGATCAGAGTCACTGGCATTTTTAGAACTGGTGTTATGGCCACTGGCATCAGGATAAATTCGAATGGCGCGATTGGGATAACGCTCTTTAAGCAAATACGCCATCGTCGGTGTATCTCTAACTTCTGTTAATTCATCAATCGCTATTGGATTTCCATCACGTATCACATATACAACCGCAGCCATTTGTAAAACGTTAAAGTCCATACCAATATGCAATGGCTCACCTGATTTTAACTCTGCATCAGAATGATTTAATTTACGATCAAAATTGCTATAAATCGTGCCACTCGTTAGATTGACAAAGCGGCCATTTAAATAAGCTTCGATTAGCTGTTTTGGATATGACTCATAAAGCGATTCTATATATCCATCAGGTAGATTCTTTTCATTGTCATATGTACTGGCTTGCACCAATCCATATAATGCCTCTAGCTTTGGATTCTCTCGCACAGACTTAACAAATTGCTCATATACAAAATTAAAGCCTTCAGGTGTCGTTGTGACATCAATACCATTGCGCAAACCTTCCACTTTATATCTCATACGTGCGATGATCTTACGCCATGCTAAAGTGGCTTTATCTTGTTTCAAAATGTCGATTTCATCAACCATCGCATGGCCAATTTTAAATCCAACAATTGAAGATGGATTATCCATTGATCGACATATACAAACACCGCGATAAGTAGCCCCATTATAAAAATGAACTTCCTTGTCCGATGTTTTAATATCTACAGATAAACCCCAATGAAATGCGACTTCCTCCATCGTTTGATAAAAGATGTCTCTAATTTGAGGGAATGTTGGCGCGAAATAACCCGCATTAATTTTCGGGTATTCCCACATATGCTTTGCAATGCCCGCGCAACCTACCCACGTTTTACCACTACCAAATCCAGCGACAAATGCTTTAAACTTTTTATCTAACGCAATAAACTTAGCTTGTGGCACATTAAGTTTCGGGCTTATCGTCTTGCTTTCTTGCATCTTGAACATTTACAACAATTTTAACGGGTGTGGCATCTAACTCTTCACTCACAGCCACGGGCTTATCTCGCCATTTATCGGGCTGTCTATTCTTGAGCCAAAATATCTGCGCTGTAGTATCTGGCAGCGCTTCTTTGGTTGTTACAGACTTTTTCATGCCTTGTTCAGACATTTCATTCTTGGTTTCGATATATTGATATCCAATGGCTCTTTGAAAAAGAGATTTGGCCACCAACGCATCAGCATCAACCTTTCCCTTTTTTATGGACTCAAGAAATTCAGGATACTCATGCTTCCATGTGTTGATTGTCTGCTCGCTGACATCAAAAAATCTTGCCAAATCTGCATCTGTTGCACCCAACAAACAATAATTAAAAGCGAGCTCACAATACTCATGCTTGTACTTAGTTGGACGACCAACTTTATTTTCAGCCGCCATAATTAATCCTTATTTACTTAACTGCCTTAGTTGTTGCTCGTGCTGTGCGCTAGACTTTTCAAGTGATCCCAAACGCCCTAACACTTCTTTATTCACGGTCTTGAGATCAAGTACATCATTTTTAAGTGTATTGATTGTGATTGTGTTCGCACTGTCTTGAAGCTTGATCGCAATAATATCTTTGGTCAGCATGTCAAACTTATTATCAATGCTCTCAAGATGTTTAACACTTTGCCCGTACACTTGGCTAAATACCCAAATTGCAAAGCTCAATAATGCACTGCCTAGAAAGCCAGCAACAACAGTTGTTTTGTTATGTAACCATGTTTCAAAATTGACTTTATTATCCATTATCGGCTTCCTTATCTATGCCGTAGGACGTTTACAATCTCTATCGTATTTAATGATGTGCGATAGAATCCATCTCTTTGTTTCTAATGTTAATTGATCTTTGCGACTGATTGACCCTCGTTCCCATCCTGCACAGTTAATCGCCGCATAATCAATCTCTATATGCCTTGTGGCGCTCGAGCATGCTGTCAATATCATGCTCAGAAGTAATATTAATTTTGTCTTGATCATTTTTACTTTCTTGCTCTTTATTGTTAATGAATGTGAGCTCTTCATTCTTACTTTTATGCTGTTTAATCTCTAGATCCTGCCGCTGGATCTTTCGGTTCTTCGATTGCAAAACAATATAAAGAAAAGCAATAATCGCTCCTAATATGGCCATGAATATATTTTTAATCTTTTGCATGCTCTTTATCCTTTTGCATCGTCACCAATCCTTTTGAAGTGGCAGTTAAAGTCGCCATACTGGCAATAATAAATGCAAGTTCACTTGGCACATTTAGATCAAAAAACATTGCAGCAAAGAATCCACCACATAACGTAATCGCACTCATCATCTGAATAGTATTTGTCGTACTCAATCGCCCATTGTCATTTGTGAATAACTGCTTTATTTCCATCTAAATCTCCATATAAGCTCAGGCGCATGCCACAATTAGCAGCATCTAACCGTGGCATGACTGATCTTAGAAATTAATTCTGTAGCATAAATCTTCGTATTTTCGATCAGGGATTGGACTCACAATCAACGAATGGCGCTCTGTCACATTGATACCCATTAAGTCCAATAACTCATCAGACTCTGATTTAGTACTAGAAAATAGAACCGCCTTTCTAGATCCCAACTCTTTGAATAAATGAATGGCATCAACAAGTTTAAACCTTGCATCATTCTTGACTGAATATCCCGTTTGATTGGTCATGATGTACGGCGGATCTGCAATAAAAACCGTATTTTCATGACTAGGGTATAAACTCAAAAGCTCTTTATAATCCATCCTGACACGTTCTACATTGGATAAGTAATCCTCTGCATTCAGCGGATTTTTAGGCGGACTGATATACCATGTTTTGTTGGCCAATGAATCAAAAGAGTGGCAATAATTGCCTGAGAATAGAAGCCAACTCGACACGGTAATATAATCTTTTGTACCAGATTCTTTAATCAATTTGAGTATGCCGTCTTTGGCTGCCCCACTTAATTTTGTACCTTTCTCAAAGACGCTACACGCCTTGGCAATCTTTTTGCGCAAAGCTTCAGTTTGCTCAATTTGATTCAATCGCCCCTGATAGTTATCAAAATCATTCCAAATCACACGAGCATTCGGATTATTTCTTTTGATCTCATGCGACAATATGCCACTGCCGCCGAATAGATCAATCACAGTCATATGATCAAAATTGATTTCGTTAATCAAACGCAGCCAATTTCTCTTTTGGCCTAAAAATGGTAATGGAGCTTTTGTATATTTCTTCATGAACACCTCATTGTTTTGATGCTCGAGGCATTCAACATTAGGCGCTCTAGGCACTCACTTCTTTAAAATATTCATAGATTTACATCTAGGACATTTTATTTTTAATACGCTGTATTCAGCATCACATAACTTCTTATTACAATTTGCACATCTCACTTCTGTTAAAACTTTCTTTTTTCTTTCCATATTAACCTGATAAAATTACTGCCCCTGCAGGGGGCGGCCTTGCGTGCTTGCGCAATGGGTTAACTGGTCTCTCAGTTGACTACTGTAAGAAGTGTTGGCGCATTTCTTACAGTGCCGTCTTAGCAGGCTTCTACTGCTTTGCCTACCTTATTCACTTGATCTAAAATTATTTGCTCTGATGTTAAATGCGTATCTAGATAACTTTTTGTGCTGACTGTTTAGTCCACAAAAAAGCCCCAATTAAGGGGCTATTCGAACAACTACTGAGCACCAAACAGAAATCCAAATGGGCTCAGTGTCTTGCATATGATTGGGAATCTTTTATTGTAGTCATTAAGATCCATCGAACACATCCAATAAGACTGATGTAAGATTGATATCAATACAATAATCATTCCAATAGTGGTAAATACTATTTTAAATTTATTCATGCTGATGCTATACACTTAGGGCAGCTAATCTAAAACTGTGGATATTGTGGTGACAATGGTAACTCAAAATGCGGACCATCCGCAAATGCTCGTTGGCCATTACGTATACGCTGATCAACATACGCCTGCTGCGCTTGCTTTGTTGTCATGCCCTGAATATCAGAAAGCAACTTATCCCAAACGCCGCCCCAACGCACAGGAATCTTTAATTCAATCGATGCTTGGCGTACAGCTTCCGCAATTGCATAGCATCCATCCCAATCCCAGCGAAGTTGGCCATGAATCAGCGGTACTAAGTCCACAGCATGAGCATAGCCATCTTTACCTATTAAATGACGGGAACCATGCAATGTGGTCGATGTACCTTTGGCATAATAGGCTTTTTGTTTCGTGATTGATCGAACACCTTCAAAGACTGTGAAATCTTGCTGAGTGATTTCAATGGCTCGTTCTACAATTGCAACTAAATCAGGATGAACCCCGATTAAATTATTCTTTGATTTTTTCCCTAACTTAAATCCCATATTTCACCCACAAAAAAGCCCCAATTTAAGGGGCTATTGAAACTCTCTAACTCATATCATCAATATCAATAATTCTATCTACCAACGTCACGACAATATTTTCAAATAATTTATCCCATCCAATTGAAAAACTTGTATATGTACCAATATCATTTAAGTATGCTTTAAATAAAAAATTTTCGTCATATATCAAGAAACGATCACTATCAGGTACAAGCTTGTTTAATTCTTTATTTTTAAGATTAATTTTTTCTAATAATGCATTCATTTCACGCGCCTTACTTGGCAAACTAAGGTGTTTAGTATCAGAACTACCAAACCAATATATATTTACGAAAAAGTTCAACATTTAAGATAATAAGAGATATTTTCTTACATTCAATATCATATTTTTTTCTATAAAAATAACCTCTAACTAACAAGGCACTCTTCAAAATATCAGCCGGCAAGGTAGGAAATGTTTGTTTAGATAAAATAGCAAATTGATCTTCACCAAACTCTAAATATCTCGTTAATAAACTAATATTCTCCCTTATTGAAAGCAATGCCAGCAATGCTTGCTGCCTTTCTTGATTTAAACTTTCTTTTCTTGATTGTTGCTTATGTGCATGTACAGTAAAATATGCTGCGAAAACAGCCATTAATCCAGCAAGTAATGATCCATGATCTTTAGCAAAATCATAAAACGAAACACCCCCCATAATCTCAGAGCCAAAAAAAGCAACAAGAGATATTCCAAAGCACACCACAACAAAATAAATGAAATATATAACCACTTGTTCAATCTTATTATTCATCATCAGCTCTTAATTAAATAAAGCTGATTATAACGTACAAGCACCACCTGCACAGCTATTGTCCTCAACCTCTTCATAAGACTGTTTTTCAACTTTAGCTACTTCAACTCGCTTTGAAGCGCATAACACACAATCATCACCTGATTGATCATTGAAGAATGATTCTAATAACTCTTTTTTACATGTATTGCATTTTCTCATAATCAATCGCCCCACAATGTAATCAATAGAGATAGCCAGGGCTTACATAAATGCAGAGGCATCCTGGGCAAATTTGGTGTGCCTTGTTGGACTCGAACCAACGGCCGCTCGATTATGAGTCGAGTGCTCTAACCAACTGAGCTAAAGGCACTATGTTCGTTGATATGCTCAACAATAAGCAGCCCTTACAGGTCTTTTAAGTCCCACTTGGGATGTCGGCATTAGATTACACGAATATTAACCAACCATCTGTCGCACAGACTCTATTCTTTTATCATCATCACTAATTGTACAAATTAGATACTAAAAGAATGGTATTTATCAGCAAGGCCAGTAATATTCGCTAAATATTAGAATATGCCCAGCTCATGCCAATTTGGAGCGTTATATCAGAATCGAACTGATGCCAAAAGCTTGGAAGGCTTTTGTGCTACCTCTACACCAATAACGCATTGTTTGTAATTTCTTTTAAACTTACTCGCCTCATATTTATTTGAATTTTGATAAAATCTCACTGAAAATGTAAAAATTACCTACGTGTAATATTAGGATTAACGCCATGAATACAAAAGCTATTATTTTGATTCTTTCTACCATTAATTTTGCTTGTTCTGAAACCAACCTATCTTATGATGATAAGGAATTAGAGTTTAAAGAATATGCCAGAACATTTTTAAAGAAAGAAGGGCTTTCAGGCTGTATATCCTCATCGGTAGAAGATAAAGACCTTAAATTATTATTTAGCAAATCAAAATCATATTTTTTTAATCAAGGACTCTATACTAACAGTGAAGATATACGCGATATATACAGAGACAAGATATATCCATATATAAACAAAACTGTTGCTAAATATCCTAATACAGTTAATGATATCGAGAAAATCAACATCTGTCTGTCCATCTATCATAGTAAAGATTATCAATCACTTATTAACTCTTTTGATAGCTACATTTACTATGAACAAATGAATAATTTTTTCATATCCCCTGCCCATAAAAACACTAAGGCATCTTCTAAAGACCTAAATGACAGTCAATATAAAATGAGTCTTTGGGGCTTTTATGGCTGTTTAAGTAACAGCATAAAATATTCGGATATAAACACGAACATCATGAATGAATCTAAAAAAATACAATCTTCTATAAATTTTAAAAACGAGACTTATGCCCACATTGAAAGTCTATATAAGGACGCTATTGAAAAATATACCATCACCTCATCTTATGACAGTAAAGACTCTAGCCCAATAAGCCTTGGGTGTATCATTCTTTATGATACCAATACTATTAATAACGCCATCCCTTAATCACATCTCCTGCTATGGCAGATAGTCATAAAATATAGCTGACATAAAAAAAGACCGCCGCGGCGATCTTTCTAAGAATTTATTTCGATCAAAATCTGATAGATACAATTTTTGACCATAGTGTTATATTAACATAAAAGTGCCAATTTGCAAAAAGTTATAAAACCTAGTCATGAAAAAAGCCTCTCCAATATCTATTGAAGAGGCTTCTTATAAAATTGCAAAGATTTATTTATGCTTAGTAGAGATAGCATCAGCTTTAAATATTAGGAAATTTTTGCTGCCTATGTCAAGTGAGCCCATATACACCAATCAAAAAAATATAATGTAAACAATATTTGCAATTATTTTTCCTTTCGCTATATTTATAATTACTGCAATCAATATGATTTCTGTTTAATATAAACAGAGGTAAAAAGCCCCCATATCAGGGGGTTTTTATTTACCTAGAAAATAGTGTTGCAAATCTTAGAATTGCACGTTTTGAAGATCGTGTACTGATATTGAGTTGTAATCTCTCAATTACTTGCTGAATAGTTTCATTGTTCTGCCTGCCCATATATACCTCGTATAAGAATCTCGCATATCTTTTATCCGCTGCTGCCCCATCAAACATAGCTCTCATAACTTTAATTGTCTTCAATACTATTTCTGGTGCTTCTCTACACCCAATCGGCGGCATAGATCCTGTTGGCATTTTTGGCATATCCTGACCAGCTAATGGAGAATTTCCATAGCCTATACTCGTTAATCGCCACCTTGCCCATGCTTCCAAAGCATGATCAGCAAGCTTCAACATTTCTCTATTAGATTTTCTTTCTTCAACCTTTTGACGTTGCTGTTCAATAAATAATTCACTCTTTGGCGTGCGATACCCAACAACCTCTCCACCTTTTTTAATCACTCCATGCTCAATCACTTATTGTCTCCCATAAATTAGCATTGCGGCATCACGGCCATGTTCATTTGTTCTATTAGTCCAACCTGTCAACCTGATAAATTGTTCGTGTGATAATTTTGTGCGGTTATATTTAGGTGCGATCAATTCATAGGGAATTTGCTCACGTTGTAAAAATTCTTCCCACAATTCAGCATCTCGTTTAACACTCCCAACACCCATACGAGCGGCTTGCACTTTCTTCTCATCTGAACCAAACCATGTACGCAATCTTGGATCTTCCACATAAACTTTGAAGTCAATTTGATTATCTTGCTTATAACGTTCAAACAAGCTCTTTACAGCCATCACCGCATCCCAAAACCTATATGACTTAACCTCTGACAACTTGCCACCCAGTGATAAAGCAAAACCTGTTTTTTTACCCACATCAATTCCAATCATTACTTTCATCTTGAGTTATCCTGATTAAGCAATTGGTTGACCTGTGCTAACAATTCACGCTCAGTACCATATTTACTTTCAAAAGCCTGTTTGCCCGCATGAAAAGCAATGCCATGCCCACCTGTTCGATGGTGAGCATGGCATAATGGAATCACTTCAAAGTTACTGGCTCTTTGCGACATTCCCTGTCCGTTTCTGACATGATGAATTTCTGCTGCTGTTCTTCCAAAACCTTCATTACGACAGACAATACAACCTAAAGCGGCGACTTTTGCTAAATGTCTTTTTTCTTCTTTAGTCATCCATCTTCCTCACCGCTTATAATCCATCTCTTAAATTCAACCCGTATAAGCTTGGATCAGTTAAACAATGTTCCCATTCCCCTTGTTGCATCTCAGTTAAAGCTTGGGCAAATTCTTTAGTACTTAACAGTCGACTCGAAGGCAAAAGACTTTGACCAAGTGCTTTACACGTGTATTCATACCCACGTAATTTCTCTATTTCCTTGATCAATTCATAAGCTTCAACGGCATCTTCATTATCGCTAGTGGCCATAATGGGTAAGAAATATGCGTATTTACAACGCCCTGCTTCATATTCAATGCCAGCTTGAGTCATATTATGAATATCCTTAAACCACTTATGCATTAAGCGATTTTGCGCATGGCTGCGATCTTCTTTGCGATTTGAAATATTAACCATAGGAACACCATCCTTAGACTGAATATCGCGGATATAAGCAATCACACGTTGCAAAATCGCATTGTTTTTCACGTAAAATCTAGCCATGTACTCTCCTCATAATTGCTGCGATACCGTTAAACAAATTTGATGCTTTTTCATCCTTATAAAACACGGCGCTTGGGATATGTCCAACGCCATAGATTTCTTTTAATTTTGAGCCTATTTCGTGCGTTATATCGACGTTAAAGACCCCATCTATACCGTCCAATTTATCTTTCAATACATCCGAACTATCAGAATCGTTTGTGAATATGATGATTGCATCTTTGATGTTTGATAATTGCTGTAAGCTTGTTACCTCTATCATTTTTGCCTCTACATACGTTTTTCAAAATCAATTACTAATTCGTTACAGGGCTATTTGCTGCAATGCGCATAAATTCAGTTAAGCTAAAGCCCTGCTTTGGCAACGGCTTGTGTTCAATCTCAACAGCAAATTCTGGCAATTGACCACCAGCATTCAAATGCTTCTCTAGTGCAGCAATGCCTTTTCGAACAAGCATTTCAGCCTTAGCTTGTGTAGCGCTTTGGATCTCACCACCAATCATGCTCATGATGAATAATGCTTCTCTACTTCGTTTGAGCCCCAATTGCTTCAATGCGGATTCCGATGACCAATAAACGCAAGTTTGATACATCACATCAAAATCAAAACGTTCATCTTTGCAGTGCGCTAAAAACTCGGGTAACGTTGGCGGAAATGTTTTGCCACTTTGTGCCACTTTTTCTAATCCCATCATTACCTGTTTAGCCGTTAAACCTGATAATCCTGCTTTCCATGCCATATTTTCGCTAGCAATCTCACCAAATGAGTTAGTCCAAAGCTCACCATACATTTGGCTCATAAACTCCCAAATTTGTTCGAGTGCCTGAATTCTGCGCTGCTCTTTGCGCTCTTGCTCTCTCATTTGCAATTCGTACTCGTTCAAAGGCTGACAATTTGCGAGCTGGATAGTTTGGATAGGTTGCATGATTATCTCCTTGTGTTGCAGATAAACGGTTGGCGTATTTGCCTTCATAAACTTTGATGAAATTGTTTGGACGTAAAAACCAAGTGAAATCCATTACCCAGCCCTTAGATCCACCGCCTTTTAAAAATTCTGATTGATTAGCGATATCAATCGCCTCGAGAACTTGCTCAAGTGAAAATTCTTTAATGCGAGCTTTTAGTAACTTTTCGCGTTGACTGCCTGAAACAATAGCTTTGATTTGAACAAAGCCAGAAGCGTTCCATTTGTCGATGATTTGCTGATGAGCATCTTCTGGTAGGGTATTACTACTACCACTACTAATAGGTTCAAAAGAGTGACTGGTTCTATGTGCAGCTCCTGCACTACCCCCTTGTGCAGCTCCTGCACTAGGTGGTGCATCTGTTGCACTAGGTAGTGAATCTCCTGCACTACCCTTTTTTGGTTCCTCAGCCAGTGGATGACCATCTAAAGTTAAGTAATAGATATTTGATTGCTTCTCATTGTTTTTAATGCGATTTTCAACACGCAAAAGACCCATTTCGACCAATGCGTCGATATGATTAATCACAGATCTTTTGCTAATTTCACATTGATCAGCAATATTTTGATGGCTTGGCCAACACTCACCAGTGTCACTCGCGTTATCGGCAAGCTTTAAAAGAACTAACTTCCGTAATGGATTACCAACTTTTATTTGCATTGCCTTGACCATTAACATCATGCTCATATGGTCTACCCCTCAATCCATTTTTGATTATTGATATAAGAAATTAGTCTCATGATCTTCTCCCATGAGTTTTTTTCATCAATTCTTCTCTGATGCGTTGAGCTTGCTTAGTACGCAAGAATTTCGGACAGATCCAGTATTCCTTGTATCGAACAACAGAACACTGTGGATGAATCGTTACAAACTCGTCTTGAATGTGATATTCATAACGTTTTTCAGATACGCGAGAACGAAATGCGCCATAAGCAAATTGAACCATTGCTTGGCGATCACTTAATCTGTTACCGTTGAATAGATGCAACCAGATGTAATCTAAATTCGTAGCCATTAGAAATCACCCCTCTAAACCATCATTGGTAATGTTCTGTGGTTTTGAATTGAAATAATCAGTCCAAATTTCTTCTTTTGGAATGCCTGTAATATTTTCAATTTTGAAAGCGTGTTTTATAGGTGGAACTTTATATCCCCTAGCTTTCCAATGAAGTACTGCTGGTCGAGTAATGTCTAGTTTTTTAGCCAACTCTGTGGCTCCACCAGCCTTTTGAATAATCAAATCTATCATGTCGCTCATATGCAATCTCACACATATTTAAAACAGTGAAATTGTTACTTATGTAATTAATTTTGTCAATACTTATGTAATATTATTCGTTACTTTTGTATATTGCCTTGTGTTACAAAAGTAACTAAATTACATATTAATACAAGGAGATTTATTATGTTAAAAGATCGTTTATACCAAGCTAGAAAAGCAAAAAGATATTCTAGAGAAGCCCTAGCAGAAAAGGCGGGGGTTTCCACGTCGACTATTACATTCTTAGAAAACGGTCGTAATGAAAGCTCTAAGTTTTTAGTTGAGATCGCCAATGCACTAGATGTCTCAGCTGAATGGCTCAAAGGTGAAAATGTCAAAGATGTGACAGCTACACCGAAACTAGACTCTTCCTTATCTGAGGCTCCAGATATAAAAGGTATGATCCCTGTTATATCTTGGGTCGCTGCTGGAAGTTGGTGCAATATAGAATCACTATTACCAGATGATGCTATTCGTTGGTTGCCATGTCCTGTAGGTCATAGTAAAAACACATACGCATTACGTGTATCTGGTATCAGTATGTATAATCCTAATGGCAAACCTAGCTTTGAAGATGGTGATATTATTTTTGTTGATCCTGAAAAATCAGCAGAGAATAAATCTTGCGTTGTTGTTCGTTTAGATGATGATATTACCGCGACCTTCAAACAATTAATTATTGAAAATGGTGAAAAATATCTACAGCCACTAAATCCAAACTGGCCTGACAAAATCATTAAAGTAAATGGGAATGCTACGATTTGTGGAGTAGTAATTGGCAAATGGGTGGACATGTAAATATTTGCTTATATTTTGAACATTGAGATATATGTCAGTATAATAGCCACATTGTCTATTGATATTTAAGGAGGTTGAAAATGAAAGAAAATAAAAGCTTATCAAAGCTCTTTAAATCTTTAGTTCCTTCTAAATTCAGTGGAAAATCAGCTATGTCCTGTTTTATTTCTCAAATTGATGAACAAAATGCAGCTCATGATAAAAAATTTAAAAAAGTTGAAAAGGATATAGAAAATGCAAGAAAACGACCAGCACGAAAAAGACTCCCTTTATGATTTCATGTATGTTGATCTTGGCAAATTAAAATCATATTGCTCTCAACTTGACGATCTTGGTCTTTTAAATGCCATTACAACTTCTGAAACGACAGCAACCAATAAGACTCAAAAATTTGGAACGGGAAAGAATCCTTTCGCAGACCTATCAAGTGAAAGCAAAACAACAAAAAATGGCAGCTTAACGCATACTTTTGATCACATGGAATCATTGCCATTTAGAACTATTGAAATGATGAACGCTAAAAATCTAATTAGCCTTGATATTGAAAACACTAATTATGGGCAAATCATCTACATTTCAGGAAATGCCAAGATGTATGACCTGTCAATGCTAGCCTCTTCATGGGAAAATCTCATGAAGATGCATGAAAAAAATACCAACATATCTAAGGGAATAAAGCCAAAAAAGAAAGATTTATCTGATGAAGGTAAAATGATTGTTAATATGCTCGAAACAATGCCTCCTTTAATGAGTTTTAAGATTAAAGACGAAAATGGCAATACTGTGTGGGCTGCTTTGGAAAAACAGCATTTAATTGGCCATTCCTTCGGATATGCTCTTAAACATGGTGCTGCGTTGCGTGGCAAATGGAATGTACTCGGAATACTTGATGCTAAACCATATAATGATAATGAAGACATTGGAGATTATCCTGATGATGACAATGACATGTTATCCGCCCTCAATGTAATGGGCGTCGCTGTAAGAACTTTTATGGGAAGAAAGGAAAGTGAATTCGGAATTACGCCAATAGCCATATGGCGAATGCTTGAATAATAGATATGAAACACAACCACCTTCGGGTGGTTTTTTATTACCCGAAATACATAAAATAATAATTACTCTATAAAAATCTACCTCATAAGTAATTATTTTTGTTACATAAACACACTGAAACTCAAAATAATTACATTAAATTGTTACATAAGTATTGACATGCATTGTTACATAAGTAATAATTTATCTTGTAATAAGAAACAACGAGGTGAATTATGAAGTATCTAATAATTCCAGCCCTTACTGCCATAGCTTTTCACTTTGCCTTTGATGATGCCCTATTAAAGGACATCCAAACAGGCAAAAAACTACTGATCTGCAATGGCAAGCATGTTGCCCCAGAAATGGTAACTGGTTTCTCAGATGGAATTTGGTGGTTTCGCAATGGATACGCAAAAAATTGTGAGGTGAAGCAATGAATTTTGAAATACATCCGAATTATGGTGACCCGTACTATGACATCCCACAATGCATTGAGTGTGGCGCAGATGTACCAGAGTACAGAGCCGAGATTGACGAGGAAGGCTACATAGAAAGATGCCTTTGCTCAGAGTGTAAAAAACTTTATGAGTAATCAAGGAAATATCATGATCAAAATCAAAAACATCACCAACGACGGTAAAACAACAACATTTGATATCTACAAAGTTATTAATGGCAAAGAGGTCTATCAATCAACGGATACGCTCTACAAAGTTTTTAGAACTGAGCGTTCAATTCTGAAGGCATTGGGGTACTAATCATGATTGAAACGTATAAAGCCACACAAAGAGAGCGTAAAAAGATGGCAGAACAAGCAACTGACAACTGTGCGAAAACATATTTAACAACGATCGCTGACACCCTTGGCGATGTTATCGAAGATTTAGAAAGTTTACTTCAAGACTAATTAGGAGAAAGCCCATGAATAGCTTAAATCATCAGGCATTAGCCTTAGCCGAAAAATTTGGACTCAATATCAAAGGTGATGAGCTGATTACCGCATTAAAAAACACCGCATTTAAGACAAAAGATGAAATTAGTGATGAACAAATGATGTCACTTTTAATTGTGGCCAATCAGCACAATCTAAATCCTTGGACAAAAGAAATTTATGCTTTTCCTGATAAGAGTGGCATTGTTCCTATCGTTGGTGTTGATGGTTGGAGTCGCATCATTAACTCCCATCCACAATTTGACGGACTAGACTTCGAACAAGATGCAGAAAGCTGTACATGCATCATTTATAGAAAAGATAGAAGTCATCCAATTAAGGTCACTGAATGGCTAGAAGAATGTCGTAGGCCGCCATTTGAAGGTGTTAATCAAAAGACTAATAAGACTTATAAGATCGATGGTCCATGGCAATCTCACCCAAAGCGAATGTTGCGCCATAAAGCAATGATTCAATGCGCGAGATTAGCATTCAGCTTTACGGGTATTTACGACCAAGATGAAGCGGAAAGAATTGTTGAATCTTCAAAGCCGCAGCAGCCAGCAGGTATGACAATCCCTGAAATAACAGCAACTATTCAGACCCTAGAGACTGCGGCCAAGAATGGGAAAGAACATTTCATTCAAGCCTGGGGTGCTTTAGATGACGATACAAAAAACCTAATTGGTATTGAAGAATTCAAACGTATCAAAGCAATGATGGCGATTAATGCTGAATATACAGAGGTGCCAAATGACCAATAATGAATTACAACGCACTGAACAATGGTTTGCTGACAGAATTGGCAAAGTCACAGCATCACGTTTATATGATGTGATTGCAAAAAAAAGAACTGGTGAATATACCGCAGCCCGTGAAGTTTATCTAAATGAAATCATCTTAGAGCGTCTCACGGGCGTATCTGAAGAAGTGTTCATTAACAAGGCAATGCAACGCGGCATCGATTATGAGCCAAAGGCAAAAGAAGCTTATATGCTCAAGACAATGCATGAAATTGAGGATGTAGGGTTTATTAATCACCCTACTATTCCAAACTTTGGAGCAAGTCCAGATGGCTTAATTTTGGACATGTTTGGACAACCTCTTAACAAAGGTATTGAGATCAAATGTCCAACTCGATCCACCCATTTAAGAACATTATGGAAATCTGATATTAGCCCTAAATATTTATATCAGATGTATGGCCAAATGATGGTCACAGGATTTGATTCATGGGTTTTCATGAGTTATGACGATCGTTTCCCTACCCACCTACGTAGTGTAATCATTGAAGTAAGCATTACAGATGAGATCAAAGCGGAAATTGAAGAAGAGGTCAATAAATTTAATGCCGAAGTAGCCGATATTGTTGAAGCGCTCATGAATCGTAAAGAGGAGGAAATATGGGCTGCCTGATACAAATTAACCAACTACTTGCTAAGTATCACACCTTACTTTCAATCGCAGAGGCTGAAAAAGAACGCAGTATGCAATTGCAAAAATCAGATCCATTTCAAGAAATTGAAGTTTTCTATTGGAGAGGTCAAGCCTTAGCAATTACTCATTTTATTACTGATTTGGAGGCTCTTAAAAATGAAATCCATTAAAGAATTAGAAATCTTACGACACAAACTTTATCAACGCCGTAACAAAATGATGCATATGGTCGGATCACCAGCATACGCAGCGTTGATTAAAGATATTAAAAGAGTTGAACATGAGTTACACGAACTAAGCAAAGAGGTCACAAATGGCTAGAGGTATCAATAAAGTCATTCTATTGGGTCATTTAGGAAATGATCCAGAACTCAAATACATGCCAAACGGCAATCCCGTTGCAAACATGACAATTGCAACCTCTGAGGGTTGGAAAGATCGCAATTCAGGTCAGCCACAAGAACGCACTGAATGGCACCGTGTGGTGATCTTCGGTAAATTGGCAGACATTGCAGGACAATATTTACGTAAAGGATCTTTGGTGTACATCGAAGGACAATTGCAAACGCGTAAATGGACTGACCACAATGGCCAAGACCGCTATACCACAGAAGTCGTTGTGAACATTACGGGAACATTACAAATGTTAGACCGTAAAAATAACGGTAACGGCAGCGAACAACATAACAGCAATTCACGTACATATTCCAATGAACAACCCGCCAACGGCTTAAATGAATATGAAATGCAAAATGTTATGAATGATTCCTTTGATCAGTTTGATGATGACATACCATTTTAGGATCTACCAACATACAAATTTTAAATTAGTACTTTATGATGGAGAATACTCACATGATGAAGCTATGTAGAATATGTAACACCATGAAACATAGTAGTGAATTTTACAAAAACAAAGCAAAATCAGATGGCCTTCAATCACATTGCAAAGTATGTGATAACAAAAGACGCTCTAAGTATCATTACAACAAAAAAGCATCGAAAAATAATGACACTGCTCAGCCAAAAGCTAAGAAAGTGCCACAACGTACAAAGCTAAAACAAATGAATCCTCCTAAAACTATAGAGAGGAAACGCAGTGTAAATGCAACGACTACGAAGTCCTTGTCAAAAATTGATGGCTTACTATTGGAGCATACATTAAAGGTTAAGCAGGCATGCAAAGCTAAAATTCGTAATCAACAACGTAGCGAACTCATTAAAATTAAATCTGTGATCAATGCCAAATTTGGCAGCATTTCAAAATCAATTATTGGTGAGCAAATTTCAGTGTCTGCAACAATGATGGTCAATAAAAAAGCATATAAATATGAATCTGCATATTTATCACCATCTGAAGCTGAAGCATTGATCAATCAAATGCACATTAACCCCAAAGATATAGCATCGGAATATATTCATTTTGTAAAACATGGTAGAAGATTCAATGACCAAGCTACTTCTATGGTGTGTGACCAACCAAAGTAAATAGGTATAGAAAAACATGATCGTTATTAATAGAACACAAGTCCGCCACATATTATCCACAAATGGTACTTTAATACGCCCATCTACACTAGAACAATATGAGGCAGATGGCATTATCCCTAAAGGCAGGAAAAGCGGAAATACTTATATTTATTCAGTAGAAGAGTTATCCAAGGCGCTTAATACCAGTAAAGACTCAATTATTGAAAAAATTCGCACATATAATAGTAGAAAATAAATATCAATAATAAACGGACTTTTTAGTCCGTTTAAAAATTCCTAAATAGAATAGTCAAGATACTCCCACTTTACAAATAATTCCCTAGTTTTAGCTTGAGTCACCCTATCAGTACAGTCTTCCAATAAATATTTACTTGCCAATTCTTCAGCAAGATCTGTTTGATAAAGAAAAAATAATGCTATAACAATTTGCACTAAAAATTCAGGCTTAGAAAAAACATGGTCAAATTTATCCAAAACTGTTTCATTATCTATTAAATCATTTTTGAAAGAGTCATAAAACTTCAAGTAATTTTCGGAGTACTTTAAATCATCCCGAGCGAAGTAATATAATGCCATTAAATCTGCGACATGTTCTTTTGTCAGTTTTTTCATAAGAATTGGACGCCAATAATCTTTTAATTTTTGACGTCGCTTTATCTCATTAATATCTCTCATGAGACTATCACGGTCATCAAGACTATCAAAGTCCAATTCTTGATTATATAACCCTCTAAATTCTGGATTGAACTTCACCCAAATATCGCAAAGATATTTTATCAAACCATCATCTAAAGCTATAAGGTTTTTTCTTATACCTATCAGTGCAGAGGTTTCATAATGATCTATAATAATATCTATAGCTTTATAAAAATCTTTATTAGACGAAAGAGAATATTTTTTTTTTAACAACTCACGATCTAATTCGCCTGCCCACTGATCTCGCATTGGCAGATCTTTTGCCAATTTAAAAATCTGTGAGCGGGAAAGCTTTTTTGTAAATGATCCTAGCTTATATTCATCGACGAGTTCATTGGTTAGGTCATAAAGCCTACCAAAATTTTGTTCTAGTGCATTAAATTTTTCATATAAGACTACGCAATTGATAATTGATTGCTTTGCCAAATGTTTTTCCTTATCTGTACTATAAGGATATCTAAAGGTCTGCCCTGTTGGATCGATATTTGCGATATCTAAAATAGTTTGTTCCATAAAAGCATTAATTTTTTTGAAACGCTCATCTAAATATTCTGACTGCTCTTTGTAATAATTCCAAATATCGCCAATATCATGAGACCCTTCTAAGTCGAATTTAGGAAGCTCTTTATACTGTAATACAGATAACTTTGATAGCTCCTCAACAGCTCCTTTCAGTCTCAATTCAGAGGAGTGCCTCATATTAAAGCATACAGGATAGATAAAACTATCCACACCCTTGCCATTAGTATTCAATATATACTGCAATAAAATGTTAGCTGCCTTAGAAAAACCCTCAGCATAAACAATATAATTCACAACACCATTATTACCAACACACGCATTTGCCCAAAATGGGTCACCCGAACAAAATGTTTCATTAGTCATTATTTCTTCCTTTAATTATTACAATACTTTATATTTTTTCAGCGTCTCTAAATTAGACTTTCTATCTTTGCACTGATCAATAAAATCAGACCACCATTGCAGTGCTTCTCTTCTTTCTTCAATGTATTGAGCTTTATTATACGTGCTTCGTACAGTATTGCTATCTTTATGTGCCAAACACGCTTCAATCACATCAGGTCTAAATAAGCCTGTTTCATTCATAATGGTTGATGACAAGTGTCGCAAACCATGAATGGTTGTATCAATTTTCTGGCGCTTTAATGCCATTAAAGGATAGTCCTGGCTTAAATGAGATGCAAAGTTTTGGCTAGGGAAAATGTATTGAGTGCCACCGCTCAATTCGCGTATTTTGTTGAGAATCTCAATGGATTGAGTTGATAATGGAATAATATGTTCTCTGCCCATCTTCATTCGTTCAGCAGGAATAATTAAAAGCTGGCGTTCTTCATCATATTCTTTCCATTCTGCTTTGGCACTTTCAGATGCACGGGTCATATTCCTTAAAATAAATTCCGTACATAATCTGACAGATAAATTGAAGCGCTCATTTTCAAACATTTCAAACAACTGATAAATATTTTGCTTATCTAGTGATCTATAGTTTTTTGCTTCATGTGGTTTAAAGGCCTTTGCGGATACCATAGCAGCAGGATTGTACTTACATAATCCACGTGCCACTGCAAAATCAAATGCCATTTTGATTGTGGATTTAGTTTTGTGCAATTGCTCTAATGCATTACGCTTTTCAATCTCTTGAAGAGAAAGGACAATATGCTGAGGCTCAATTTTATTGATTGGCATTGCACCAATGACGGGAAAAACATCATTTTCCATACAAACAAACGCACGATCAGCATGCCTTTTTGAAACTGTTTGAGACCATCTTACCCACCAATCTCTAAACACACTTTCAAATGTATTTTGCGCACTGAGCTGAATTGTTTTACCGTGGTCTAATTTATCTTTTAACTCTTCTCTAATCTTTCGAGCTTCAGTTAATGACACTTCATTCAAATCACCAATAGTGTAACTCTTACGCTTACCATTGATGTCTTTATAGTCCAATCGCCAAACTTTTTTACCTGTTGGATAGACACATAGAAGTAAACCACCACCGTCAAACAATCGATACTGCTTATCTTTTGGCTTAGCTTCTTTAATTTCTTTAAGGGTTAATGGAACGATTACTTTAGGCATAGAAGTAAAATCCTCATCAAGCTAATATTTACTTCCAATTTTACTTCCATTTTACTGCAAAGTAAAAGAAATCAGTGAAACGCACTGTAAAGTAAAAACCCCCTAAACCGTAGAGATTTAGGGGGTTTTGAATCATATTGTAAATCATATGATATGTTATTTGGTGGAGGCGGCGGGAGTATGACTCTGGCACAAAAACTATAAGAAACACATTATACTTTGCTTATCAAAAACATAGTCAATTAGCCTAAAACATGAAAATGTATGTCGTTGGATCTTTTTTGGTACAAATATTGATTATCTTATGCAAACTATTGTTACCCTCTAATTTTCATCACCCAACAGGAGTCTTCTTTTTCAAAATAAACTTTAGGATTATCAGCAACTAGTTCAAAGGGTAATTCATCACTAGAGGTTATTAATATTTTCTCAGTCATATCTGTATTGCACAAATACATTTTATCATCGTAACTACGGACATTTAAATGATGACTTTTAAGCTCTGTATGATTAAAGACGAATTTACTGATAGTCGCTATCTTATCTTCAGTTTTTTCATCTCGCTCTGCTACAAACAACTTTACCCATTCTTTTGTTGTTGCACTGCATTGCAATTTGATGTCTTGGGAGTTGTCTCTAAGTAATGTTATTAATTTTGATTTATTTAAAGCGTTAACTTTTCCAGCCAATACACTAGAAAGCTCAAATGCTGCCACTCTTGATTTTAATCCAGCTAAATATACTTCTACTGCATTCATATTAGGCACACCTATTTCGCAATAAAGCGCAAGTTCTTCTAACAATGAAGCTTCATCATCTAATTTTAGATCAAACAACTTTCTTATGATGGCATTAATTGCCCACGGTAACGTCATAGCAAAATAGGAAACACAGATATCTTCGCCATTATCATGATCAGATATTTTTGATAGAGGCTCTGCACTAAACCATTTGATTCGAACATTATCTAACTCTTCTTCTTCATACTTATGTTTAAAAGTTATGGTTGGGAATTGTTGGATTATTTTTTCGATACTTTTTGAAAACTCTGCTAAATCAGCAATATTCCCTTCTGATTCTTTGAAAATTTTTATACTCTCTCTTATTGGATCAATATAATTATCCAACACTTTAGATGAACGCACTGGAATACCTGATTTAACCATACTTGCCCAATTAATATATTCCCCAGCCATTTTGATAACCGCTTGATTTCTACTTTTGAGAAAACGTATAACTTCTTCTGGAGCAACTTGACCATCGTGTTTGGCTTGAATATAAACAAGAGATTGCCTAAATACCTCATCAATCCAAGCAGAATGATCTTCATAATTATTCGCATCATACTTATAATTTAATGCAAGTAAAGTATCGTCCAACCAATCAAATACATCGCTAACACTTTCTGAATAATTATTCTCACCCTTTTGTAATAACGAAAAATCATTTTCTGCTATTAATTGTAATAATATATCGAAATGAATATTGCATTGATTAGCTAAATTTTTGAGTGACTTAATTAAAACTAGCAACCCACTTTCTGCTCTTTCCATCTTTGATGAATCAAAATATTCATGGCAAAGATTAAAATCCCTTTGTCTACTCCAATTAGTTTCATCAATACAGTATAAGATCTTTCCTTCAATATCTGTAAAAGCTCTTCCTGCTCTTCCTGCAATATTCCAAAAATCTTTTGAGTCAATTTTAGTCTCATTTTGATGATTCATAAATACATCAGCAAAAATTACTGTCGATATACCGATATTGACTCCTTGGCCTAGACTTGAAGTTGAAACAATAACTTTTACACTTTCTAAACGCATTAATTGCTCAGTAAACACACGAACATCAGTAGGTAGTTTACCAAAATGACACAGAATTCCATGTCGAGCTAACTCATATATCTCATTAACACCCGCTTCATCACAAGCAAGCCTAAAAAATTCAAAAAGCTCACGGTTTTTATAACTATGTATTTGAGGGGTATTTCCCATTGCTTTTAGTATCCTATTAGCAGAAGATACAATATATCTAGCCTGTGCAACGAACATCAACACTGTTCCTAGCTGTGATAGTTTTAATGCTGTAGCAGCAACTCCTTCATTTTTGTCACTGGGAAAATATTTAGTTCTTGATTTTGGTGGCAAAAATTTTTCAATGAAATCATTGTTATATGATTTTGGTTCACCAAACCATTCTATTGATATATTTTGAGCATGAGTCCATTTAATCATGCCAAATCGTTTGTTTGCTATTGTTTTGTCGGTCTGATAGACATTGTTACTATCCTCTGTTATCCATTGAGCAATATCACATGTATTGGGAAGTACGGCAGACAAAAGAATAGTCCTACCACCATTCTTTTTAATATGATATTTCAGTTCTTCAATAAATAATTCAATTTTAATTAATCGTTCTTCTGCCCCGAGCAAATGCCCTTCATCAATAATCAGCAAACTTATTTTATTAGCAATTTCTTCATCCGCCCTTATTATTGCCTTAGCTTTCTCTGGGGTTGCAATAATCACATTGGATTTTTCAATCAATGTCTTATCCAACTTACTGAACTGCCCTCCCCCATATAGAAATGTCGTAGAAAAACCCAAAGGAGATAAAGTTTTCTCCATTGATTCTTCTATCTCATACGATAGTGAACGAAATGGAGCGAGGTATAGTACCTTAGATAAAGGATTTGCAATTAAAGTTTCTAAAATAGTAATCTCAGCAATTCTTGTTTTACCACTACTCGTAGGCAAGCTCAAAACAATATCTCTTTTATCTTGCATTACTCGTAATGCGTTATATTGAGCAAAGAATAACTCTGTAATTGGTGGGATTCTTAATGCTAATTGAGCTACGTAATTTTCCGTAATATCACTCTTGATTAACTTAGGTAACACATTCCAAAATGAATATTGTTTGAACACATCGAGTAATATTATTAACAACCTCGATAACCACCAGACGACAGGTTCATCATCTATAGAAGCCAATTCTTTCAAGTCAGATAAAAACTCTTGTCCAAGATTAAAATACTCTTCTTTACCTGAATAGATATATTCCAACATTAGGTTGAGGGATTTAGATAAGATAGCAGCATAGTTTTTATTATTCTGCTCTAACTCATCATCATAAATTTCAGCATACTCGCTATCAAATTGAATACTATTAATCTCATAAATAACTGCTTGAAAGTCTTTTCTTAAAAAATTGCTAATCAGCTTTAGTAATGGTGATTCAGCCCTAACATTTTTGATAGCTATAAATGACTTTGAATATTGAGAGGCTAGATAAAAAGACAAGCTACTAACAACCAAGTAAAAGTCACTTTGTTTGTTAGTTTCAGTGATAGGGGCATGAATGTAATGAATCATATCACCAGCTTTCTCAAATGCTTGCAGAGCAACATCATTAATTGTATCTTTTTCAGTTATGGTGCACCCAATAGACAAATATGCAAAAGCAATACTATTAATTCTCTCAGTTAATCCTTCAGTGAAATTTGGGAAGTTAGCTTCATCTTCCTTGACAGTCAAAAGAATATTTTTCGCATTAGATTGTGCAATCAGGTTTTGAGCGAATTTATCATTTTCGAGCTTATCAAATAGTTCCTGAGCTTTTATAATATCCATATCTATTCCATTACAATTTTTATTGCTTCGTCAAAACTATTCTCAATAAGTTGTACAGGATCATCTTCACCATAAGATACAATTACAAGATTCTTATTATCAGAATTTAAATATTTCTCTATGGTCTTATATGCAGAAGCCTCACTGTGATAAAAGCCAACATAAGTGACTGGAGTTTTTTGGGTATGGAGGTTAGTGATCAAATCATCAATTTCGTCTGCTAAAGCATCATTCATTTCATCTAATCTATCGCTAACAAAGGTCAAAGATATAGGTAAGTTCTTATTAGATAACGATTCAACGATATCCTCTAGAGCTTTTTTACTTTTAGTCGCTCGGAACTTTGCTTCTCCCATTATTATTCTATTCTGAATATTTTGTTTTTCAAAAAGTAGTAAATCGTCTCCTTTCATAGATTGCTCTACATTCGGATTGTACCTCAATTTGTATACAAGGATTTCCAAACCCGATGTTTCAGTCAAATACTCTGCTAGGATTATTTCACCTAGATTGCCTTTCTGTGTAGTTGCAGACTTAATAGGAAAAGGAATTTTTCCTTCCATATGCATAGCAAAGCCATGCTTATCCAAGATTTGTTTTTTCTTCTCAATCCTAGCCATACGAGCTTTAGTTACATGATGCTTAATTATCCATTGAGACAAGTAGCTGATTAAAACTGAACTATCAACGCCCTTTTTTGTCAGCTTTCTATGCTTTTTATTAGCAGTTGCGGGTGTATCTTCACACTCAAACCAATCAAAAAATAAACCGCTCTTGGGATGTTCGCCAATCAATTTACTTTGTTCAGTTATTTTTTTTAAAGCTCCCATAATCCACCAAGTTTTTATAAATAAAAATCAAAAATATATCATTAAAGCAATATAATAAAATTTAATTATTTTGAATAATATGTTAGCAAGGCAGATTTAGCATCTTCTATCTCATTTAAATCCGCTATATTTATTTCCGCCATTTGTTCGGATCTACATCTTAAATTACTTATATCATCCAATATATCAAGAATGTCCATTATTGATCTAAGCCTGTTATCATCATATGGAAAACATGAATCATGTGGATAATTACGAACAATTAAGTCATTCATCGTTACTGATTTATCATAAGATAAAATTCTATTAATATTATCAATTGGATAATATACCCGATCATAACCCCTCGTTGAATAGCACATTGAATACACATCATCATCTTGATTAATCGGCCTTATCAAGAAAAATAATATTTCACTTAATTTCTCCTCTAAAGCATCAAGATTTTTTATGTAATCCACATACTCTCTTTTATCATAAATAACAGACAATATATTGATATTATTTAATATATTTAAAAATGAATATGCTAAGAAATTAACAATATGATCACTAAATCTAACTGATGTCTGTCTTAATTTTATATCTGGTTTCCATTTTTCTTTAGAATACTGTGAATATGTTTGCTCTTTATCATGTTTATTAGAAAAAATAATTGTTGTGTTTTGAAAATCATCCAAATAGCTTTGCATATGTGATCCCAAAAGAGATGCTGCCTTAACACCACTTTGAAAGCATATTTCTTTGGTGGTTAATGAACTCTTATGCATAAGACTACAAAAATGTGAATCAAAATCTGTAATTGAAGCATTAATATTGTTGACCTGGCTTTCTAAAATTCGATCAAGTTTCAAACTCATCTCGTTCATGCTAGATTGATAGTTTTTTAACTCATTTGAAAGTTGTAAAGATATAATTGATTTAGAAATAAACAGACAATTTTCAAAACTCTGAAATATAGCAGGGGAAAAATATTCACTGTCACTCTGTTCCAAAGAATCGAGGTTACAAACGATTCTACCTTTTAGGTCTCTAACTTGCGTCCCTTTGATTTTATAACTACCTTCATCTATCTTTATTTGAATTTTATGAGGAATAATAACCTCAATATTTTTTTTCTGTTCAGCCATTTTGAGACCCATTGCCTATTAATACATTACGAATCTTAAGTTTAACCTATCGATGCTAACAATATCTACTATCCATAACAAGCATTGTTGAAAACTCCATACATATCCATTAATTTGAAGGCAGGATCTACCTTGATCTGCCATATATTATTAAACATAGTTTTCAGACGTGTGTATCGTGCCTTACTACGACACATAATACATAAGCTAGTCTATTTTTTGATTAAACAAATTCTTAATAATAAATTCTTCAATATCTTCATGCAAAGTACTAGCAACACCACCTTCATAAGTGAACCACTCCAAAATCATCTCACTATGATTATCATATAAATAGTAGCTATCATCATCGAATTTCATCAAAGGAACTGCACTATGCGGATACTCCTCATGATTTGATAAGTCTCTGTAGAGATTTAATAGTTTCAAAAATGATCCTTCATTCACATCAAAACCGTATGTTTCACAAGATCCAAACCGAACACTTCCTAAGTTTGATAAATATTTTTCATATTCACCTGAAAAATTAATGCCCAAGTCTTTTCTAAACATTTCTATTTCTAATTCTAATTCGCTCGCTGGGCGAATAACTGCATCATTGTCTTTGATTATTTTTAATAACTTATCCATCAATATCCTCTCCACTATAATTTATTCTTTAAAACCCAATAATTCAACATTCTCACCAATCTTATCCTTAATCATCGCAGCTGCAGCCTTTGAAATTACATACTCTCCACCTGACAATTTACCCAATCGACTTTTAACAATCTCAATCATATCATCTATTACCACTTCGCTTTTCTTCACGTCCAATCCTGAATTTTTAGCCAAGTTAATGAGATGCTCACGTTTGATTTTAAAGGCTTCACCTTCTACATCCATTTGGTGATAACCATTCAGCCCAGGATTGTATGTTAAGTCATAAGCAGGTGATAATACCCATTCGCCATTTTGATTCATCAGATATGAGAAGTTTTTCGTATGATCATCACGATTATTCATAATCACATTGAAAACACAGTATTTGAACGCCTTTTCAACTTCCTGTTCATTCCTTGTCATAAATCTAGTCATACGCAAATAGATGCCATAACTACAGTTAGGAATGCGAAAATTAGCGTGCAATGCACCTGCTAAGCTGTGCATTGGAATACGCATGCCATTCAAACGATCAAAGCGCTTCATACCAATAGCTGAGATTTGATCATTCACATGAAAAACTTTTGATTCAGGCACAGGCAAGCCACATAATTCAGCCGTATCTAAGTAGAACTTCTCTATCTCGCAGACTTCAATATCTTCATCCTGCGCATTAAACTTCACTAACCATGGTTCGCCACCATCAATCGGCTGATTGCTCATCTGTTCAGTTTCAGGATTGTAATATACTTGTGATTTAGGCCTTGCACCTTGTGGTGATCCACCGATTACGACCAATGTTTCTAGCACATCAACATCTTGGCCAATCTGCACCGCAGCCATTTGTTCTGCAATATCAGCTAAACTCATTTCCTGAACTTCCATAATCACATCAGAGCTTGGACGATACGTAAATGCACCCATTGTTTGATCACCTAAGCATGCTAGGCGCTCTAATGGGTTAATTTGATCAGGATTTTTATTGAATTCTTTTTTAAAAAAGCGATCCATCAACAATAAGCCCCAACCATCAGGCAAGCTATCTGCAAATAATCCTGGCAACTGAAATTGAAACGTCGGAAAATCCGTAAATGCTTGTGATTGCAACGGTAAGCAATTTGGTGAAAATTCAATATTACGCTTCAATGCTTCTTTAGAATATTCAAACATGGTTTGTCGGCCATTGGATACCAAATCACCCAAGTGCCAATCCTCACCCCAACCATTGTAATAAACACTAATTTTATATAAATTTTGCATAGTTTATTTCCTTGGCTTTGAAGCTCTTTGGCGTGGCTCAGGATTATTCATCTCTTCAAATTCTTGAATAGAGATACTTTTCTTAACCAGAATATCTGCTAAATCATTCACAAAACCGAGGGCTGTCAATACACGAATGAATACACTCAAGCTTGATCCTTCACCTTTTTCCAAGCGTTGAAGTGTAGCAACACCAACACCTGCTCTTTTGGCCAAATCAACCTGAGTAATATTTTTTTGTATTCTCTGCTGAGCTATTCTTTTACCAAGCTCCTCGGAAATTTCTGATTCTGTTGCAAAATCGAAACGCATATTAATAACCATATAATCAATCATTATTGATATATTATATGTTTTTTGTACAAATAAAGCATCATATAAGATGCTTTATCATTACAGATAAATACTTCTAATAAGATTAAAAACTATTTGCTATCCCTTTAAACTTCTCAATAAATGCAGAAATCTTTTGGAAAACACTTTGTTTCTTCGTTAAGTATTGTGGATTCAATGGACTCATCTTAGGTAAAGCTTCATTCAATTCTGTACCATTCTCACTCGCATATTCACGTTTCAATGATGTCGCAATATAGCGCTTAGCTGCTTCTTTATTTAAACCTTCAGATTCAATTAATTCTTCTGCTTCTCGTTTTAATTCAGATTGAGCATATTTAAAGAAAGTATCAATAATACTCGCCTTATCAGGAATTTTATCCATATCTGTTTCATTGATGAAATCAACAATTAAGCTTTCTTTTGCTCGATTACCAAGGCTTGCACGAATTAAACGGCGCACCTCTTCAACCAATTCTGCTTTGGTCTTAGTTTTCTTATTGTGCTCAAAAATCAGCTCTAAAATATAATCTAAGTTAATTTCTTGAGATTTTAAGAGATCCACTTCAAAGACAACTTCATCCCAATCCTCTTTAACCTCGCCTTGCTCATTGCCTGCTTTTTCACGACGAATCCAATCACGGATATCATTATAAGTTGAGCGATAATCTTGCACTTCTCGTTCTGATGGTGTAGGAGTGGATCGCATTCTTTCAATCTCTTCATCAGATAAATAATGCTGTTCTTTAAACTCAGCCACTGCTGTTTCATCTGTAATATCTAGATCCTGTAATGCTTGTAGGCTTGCGTATTCGTCATAGTTTTGAAGAATATTATCCACTCGTAAATATTCGCCAAATAACTTCGCAAAGTCCTTTTTATCCTTCTCGGTCACAATATCATCAGGATTAGGGAAACGATCTTGTAAGTCTTTAACTACCTCTAAATAACCTCGGCAAGCTTTACCTGTGACGGTATCGGTATAGCCTTCCATGTATTCTTTATAGCTTTTTTCCAAGACAACATTTTTGGTGTTTTTATCACCAAACAATGTAATCGCATCCACTGTTGCTTGCTCTAAATCCCTAAAGGTAACGATATTACCGAAAGTTTTAGTTGCATCATAAATACGATTTGTACGCGAATATGCTTGGATTAAGCCATGATAACGAAGGTTTTTATCTACAAACAATGTATTCAAGCTTGGTGCATCAAAGCCTGTTAAAAACATACCAACCACAATCAACAAATCAACTTCTTGGCTCTTAACTTTTAATGCCAAATCACGGTAATAGTTCTGAAACTCTTTACTCTCAACACTATAATTCGTTTTAAACGTACGATTATAATCATCAATGGCCATCATTAAGAATTCTTTACTACTAGAATCCATTGCTGTTGGTTCAAAAGTTTCATCAGGAATATCACCCTGTGCATCTTGCTCTTCATTGGCTGCAAATGAGAAGATTGTTGCAATTTTTAACGGTCGTTCTATATCTTTTTGAAGCTCTCTCAACGATTCATAATACAATTTAGCAGCTTCCACACTACTGACCGCAAACATAGCATTAAAACCTTTGCCATTCGCTTTTAAACGATGTGTTTTCTGTTTAAAGTTATTCAGAATATACTGTGATATCTCTTTAATCCGCTCAGGGTGAAGCAATGCTCGCTTATTCTCAGCAGCGCTCAGCTTCTTCTCATCTTGTTCTTGTTCCAATAATTTAAACTGTGGGCGCACATCATTATAATCCACTTTAAACTTCAAAACTTTTTCATCACGAATGGCATCTGTAATCACATAAGAATGAAGTTCACGACCAAATACGCTCGCAGTTGTTTCTGCACCTAATGCATTTTGTGGAAAGATTGGTGTACCTGTGAAACCAAATTGATAATATTTTTTGAATTTTTTCTTCAGATTTTTCTGAGCTTCACCAAACTGAGAACGGTGTGCTTCATCAAAAATGAAGACCACTTGCTTATTGTAAATGGCAAGTTCTTCATCACCTTTCATCAGGTTATTGAGCTTTTGAATGGTAGTGACAATGATTTTATTGTCGTCTTTCTCGATATTACGTTTTAATCCTGCGGTATTATTTGAGCCATTGACGCTATCAGGTGAAAAACGTTGATATTCTTTCATGGTTTGATAATCGAGATCTTTACGATCCACCACAAAGAATACCTTATCAATAAAATCTAGCTCTGTTGCTAGTCGTGCAGCTTTGAAGCTTGTCAGTGTTTTACCTGAGCCTGTGGTATGCCAGATATAACCACCACTTTCTGTTTTGCTCCAATTTTTTGTATTATGCGCACCATTAATCTTCCATAAAATACGCTCTGTGGCTGCAATTTGATAAGGGCGCATGATGAGCAGCGTATCACTCACATCAAACACAGAATAGTTAATAATGAGATTAAGTAACGTCTTAGATTGAAAGAATGTCGCCGTAAAATCTTTAAGGTCTTTAATTAAACTGTTATCAGCTTTTGCCCAGTTCATTGTAAAGTCAAAGCTGTGCTTATCTCGCTTAGTCGTATTAGAAAAATAACGAGTATCTGTACCATTAGAAATCACAAAAATCTGTAGGTATTTAAAGAGTGAGTTATCAGCATTAAAACTCTCTTTAGTATAACGATGCACTTGGTTAAATGCCTCACGTATGGCAACACCACGCTTTTTCAGTTCGACTTGAACCAATGGTAAACCATTCACTAAGATTGTCACATCATAGCGATTGGCATGCGTGCCTTTTTGCTCAAACTGCTTAATCACTTGTACGCTATTGCGAGTGATATTTTTCTTATCCAATAAATAGATATTTTGGATGCGGCCATCATCAAAAACAAAGTCATGAATATGATTATTATGAATTTTTCTTGCTTTATCTGTGCTGTTTTCACTTGGCTTGTCTAAGTATTCGGCTAAAAACCGTTGCCATTCAGAATATTTAAATTCAACTTTATTCAGGCGTTGAAGCTGCTTTCTCAAGTTCATCATCAGCTTATCGTGACTTGTTAAATCAGATAAATATTCATAGCCTTGATTCTGTAAGTCTTGAATCAACTCACGCTCTAAATCTGCTTCCGTTTGATAGTTACTGCCTGATTGATCAATCTTGGAGTATTTTTCCAAGATAATAAAATTGTTTGATTCTGCAATGGTTTTTGTTTCAGTCATTCTTATTATCCTTACAACACAGATTCAATGAGTTTGAGTTTCAATGCTTCATTAAATTCATCTTCATAAATTATTGATTCGATGATTTCTAACAATAAATCATCGTGTATTTTACCTTCCGCAAGCCATACAACAATCTCTTCCATTTCATGGATAAACTTGCTAACACAGTAGCCATAGCCATTTAGTTCAAGAAAATATGCACCTAAAACTAAACTAGAGCGCTTATTACCATCATTGAAAGGGTGGAATTTATTAACTGCATAAACTAGGTGTTTAAGCTTTTCCTCAAATGTTGGATAGTACAGATCGTTTTGAATGTGCATCAAAGCACTTTCCAATAAACCAATCTCACGGCAACCACTCAGCCCACCACTCACTTCAATGATCCAATCATGCTCATGAATGGCGTGCTCTATATCAAAATAAAAAATTAAATTATCCATTTAGCGATCTTTTAAGCGTTTTAAAACCGCCAACGTTTCTGGATCTGAAAGTCGATCTTCAAGTGATTTACTTGTTTCCCCTAAAAATTTATCAAAATCACTTTGTGGCACTGATTGGATATAGCTTTCTAGTTTTTGATGTAGTGCATCCCTAAAACATAAATCACGGCTAGCCATTTTGACTCTGGCATCATGAATATGTGGTAGTAAATACGGGTTCTTTGCAGCTTTTTCGATAATTGCATCAAGCTCGATTGTTGTTAATTTACGCCCAAGTGATTGAGATGCCTCTTTCATTTCAACCGCTAAACCATGTTCAAAGCTCGCAATTGCATTGAGCACTTCCGCATACATCGTTTCTCTGACTTTATCAGTTTCTTTCAATGCCAACACTTTCTTATATTCTGCGGCCTTTTCTAAGAAAACAACCTCATAAATCTTATTGGTATATAGGCTATATTTCCACTTATTAGAATCCAAATAATGATTCAGCGCATCTGTAAATTCTTTGCGGTAGTTATACTCTTTATAAGCCGCAGGTAGATATGTTTCATCTCTTTGATTGATATATTTAGTATGTCCACCTGATTTTTGAGCAATCACATCTAAAACGATATCTAATATTTTGCTTCTGATCTGTTTCGCTTTATAACTCTCTGTCACAAGCATGGCAAGGTTCAAAACAGCTTTAAAAGAAAATATACCTAACACTGTAGTTTTGGTAGCGACATTAATGTCGTCACCAAAGCTTTCTTTTAAATCTTTCAGTATCTTACCCCTTAGGATCTGATAACCATTTTGTTTTAATTCTTCGTGATTACTTTCTATATATCGATCAATTGTTCGTTCATCAACATCTAAAATCTCAGCCACTTGTGCCTTAGTAAAGATCGCTTCATCCTGCCAATGAACCCCACCTAAATCTAAATGAGTTTCCACTTGTTCAAGTGCAACATGATTATTCAGAATATTTTGTCGACTGACATTGGATGTTGTTAAATCTTTCGCCATCATTTCACCTCATCAGGTTTCGGAAAGCTCAGTAATAAATCACGATAATACTCATATTGCTGTTGCCTTAACTCAATCTCTCTTGGCAAACCTTCGGTAATTGAATTCGTCAAAGCATCAAATTTATCTAAAATTCCAACAATTCTAGCTTGTTCATTTAATGAAGGTATTGGTATTTGATAAGAAGATATTATTTGTAAATTTAATCCTCCACGCCCTGAATTTCCTGATGATACTTGTCTCAAGTTTTCATACTGAGTTTTTAAAAAATAATATACATAATCTGCATTAACTATATCTTTATCAAAAGTTAATGATGCTAATGACTGATTTGTCGTTAACTCAATCTTTATACGAGCAACCTTACCTCTAGTTTTACCTTGCCCAGCTAATGCAATTACAATAGAACCTTTAGGAACATATTTCGCACTAGAATTTTCTAAACCAAGTTGAGTAATAAATTTTTCTGTTTTATAAACACTTTCTAAGTTTACTTCCCCAGAGCTCATCCATGGTATATTTCCATTTTCCCAATATGCTGGTACTGCGGTAGAAGGTGTTCCACCTGAATATATTTTTTTTGTAACATCTCGTAAAGTTTTCCACTCTACTTCCTTATCCTTAAAAGAAAATAATTGCTCACGATAATATTCATATTGTTGTTTTCTTGCTGTAAGCTCCGCTGTAAGCTCCGCTGTAAGCTCCGCTGTAAGCTCGGTGAATTTATCGAGTATGTCAACGATTTTTTCTTGGATTGGAAGTGGTGGGATTGGGAGAATAAAATCTGCAAATTCTTCCTTAGTAATTGTTTTAATTGTACTACCACGAGCACTTTTACTTTTAAATAAAAATATTTTTTCTAATTGATATGCAAAA